TCATCTCGTACCGGTGGCTCTCCTTCCTTTCGGTATCGGATTGTCAAGGATTATCCTGTAACAGAACTTTCCGTCCACCTTCACCGGCTCCCTTGCCACCATAAATCCGGCACATTTCTCCACCTTCGCGGCATCGAGTATCATTCCGGCTATGAAGCTGTTGGAGAAACGGGCGCAACGTGGGTCATTCCATATCATGAAGCCGTTTTCGTCATCCGATACGAACATGTACCAGTCTTTCGGCCTGTCATCGTCCCTGGCGATTCCCAGCCGGTTTCCGGCGTGCAGTTTAAGTTCCCTGCTCAATATCTTACTCAGGTACATGCTGCCGTCACGGCATACCGTGATGATCCGTTTTCCCTTGTAGGTCAGTGCCGGATGTGAATTGCTCTTGTCATAAACTGTCAGTTTCATAATCAATCATGTTTTTAGTGATACATTTATTTTCTGTCATGCCGCCTCGCCGGCCATAATCAGTCTTCTTTGGGTAATGAATCTCCGGTTCGCCCGGACGGATTCCATCATGGTCTGTGCCCTACGTGCCACCACCGATGTTTTCTCGCCCATGTGTCTGGCGATGGTACGGAACGAGCTGCCGGTCTCGTAAAACCGCAGCATGAATATCCTGTAATCCTCGTAGGAGAAGTGCCGCCTGAGGAATTTCTGTATGTCCCTTACCAGCCTGTCGCACCCGGTAAGCATCTCTTCCCGCTCATCGGTCTCTTCCGTGCAGTCCGCCTCACCCAGTCTTGAGAAATACTCGTCCCCGGGGTTGTCGTAACGGCTGTCTTCCCTTGTTCCCGATTGCAGGATTTTCCGATAACACCCGAAGAAGTAGGATTCCAAGTCCTCTATTCCGTTGTTTGAGAACATCACCTGCTTCCTGACTGCCAGATACGCGTCATGGAACGCGTCCTCGTTGATCTTTCCATAAAGGGACACGCTCTCTTTCAGTCTCGCGTATGAACGGTTGAACCATCCGTTGAATTCTTTCACGTCTTTTGTTGCCATATCCTTTGATTTTTATCTGTTAGACATCCGGCCTGCGGTGCAGGCACTCTTGTTTCTTTGTATGCTTTACAGCCGTTCTCCCGCCGGAAAGGTGTCAAGGCTCGGCAGGAAAAAATACCGGAGCGCGGAGCGTGAGGATGATTTTTTCCCAGCCGACCCGCAGGGCCCAGCCTTGCGCCCCGGTGGGGAACGGCTACCTTTGCTTCAAAGAAATAAGGGTGTCCTTTGAGGTTTCCACCTTTGATTTTTTCACCTGACGGTGAAAAAGAATGTCTGTTGGAGACACGTGCCGTCCGGTTTGTAGGCGATTCCCGTTTTTTTATTTTCTTCGCTTCCGAAACGGTTTACGGGCACATGAATCCCTTTCAGATACCATCTGTCTGCCATTCCGTTTTTACAATAAAAAATCAATGTTAAACTTAAAATTACAGGAATATGGAAGTAGTGGTCATAGACAAGGCGACTTTCGAGAGGATGCTCTCGGAGTTCGAGAATTTCGCGGGAAAGGTGGAACGTCTCTACCGGGAACATGAGGATCTGGGAGAGAGGGAATGGCTTGACAGCGATGACGTGTGCAGGCTGCTCGGTATCAGTCCGAGAACCCTACAGACGATGCGGGAGAATGGGACGCTGGCTTACACCAAGATAAGCCACAAGGTGTATTACAGGCCGGAGGATGTGAAGACTGTCTTTCCCGTGGTGGAGATGAAACGGTGTATTGTAGCCAATAAAGGAAGAAATTGTAATACTGATACAGTTAATCATAAATATCGTGCTTATGAATGACAATGGCAACATCCGGCTGCTGACACCGGAAAACGACATGCGTGTGAGAGCCTTTTTCTCGTCGCTGGAAGACCTTTCAAAAAGGGTGGAGAAAATATGCGACAGCAACAAGCCGTCACTGGACGGGGAACGCTATTACAACGACAAGGAGCTGGCGGTGAAACTGAAGGTCAGCCGCAGGAGCCTACAGGATTACCGCAACAACGGCATACTGCCATATATCCGGGTAGGAGGAAAAATCCTGTACAGGGCTTCCGACATTGAACGGGTGCTGATGGACGGGTACAGGGAAGCGTACAATCAGAATAGAAAAACTTGGTTCTAACCCCATAAGGTTGCTTTTATTCCGTGAAACTATCCTCTGAGTATAGAAATTACGGATAAAAGCAACTTTTATCATAATGTGATGGCAAAATAAAAAGTAGGGAGAAAAATGTAAAAAGTAGGGAGAAAATCATCGCCTTGCTTTCACAGGATAATACACTGAGCGCAACAGCACTTGCCCGGCGGATAGGAATAACCCCCAAAGCCGTGGAAAAACAGATTGCCAGGTTGAAAGCGGACGGGACACTCCGACGAATCAGGCCGGACAAAGGCGGGTATTGGCAGGAGGTCGAAAAAGCGGATTGATTTTTCTGGAGGGAGCGCAGTTTGCCGCCTGCCCATTTCATGCTGTCTTCAAAAAATATCCCTCCTATTATAGAATATCAGAACAGCATACAGACTGGTTATATAATACAGACTGTATGCTGTTTCTTTTGGGGTTGTTTTTGTATCGACTTTTCCGTCAGTCGCTTGTTTCCGCTGCCGTCGGCGTCCATTGTACAGACGTGAAAGGGGAAAGGTTTTCGGGCTGAATACCCTTTGCCCGCAAAGGAAGATTCTGCCCGAAACGGCACAGCCGCCTGACCTTTCCGCTTTCAGAAAAGTCTGTACTAACTTCCATGGACGACGAGGAGACAGGCGGCTGCGAAACTGTCATTGGTTGTCATGGCCGGAATGTGTGCGGTGTTTGCTTCTTTTTTCCATCAGTTTGTCCATTTCCTTTGAGATTTTGTCCTCCGTTATCCTGGCATATCCCTGGGTCGTGCTGATATTCGAGTGCCCCATCATCTTGGCTATGCTTTCGATTGATACGCTCTCTGAAATAAGGAGAACCCCGAACCCGTGACGGGCCTGGTGGTAGGACAAGTCATCGTTCCTGCCCAGAATCACGCCGATTTCCCGTATCTCGTGCCAGATGGAATCCCGGCTTGGCAACGGGAACACGAGATTGTGCATGTCGGTGGTGTTGTACAATGCCAGTATCTGTTCAGCTATCGGGTGTAAGGGGATAACGGCCTCCACGCCGGTTTTCTTGCGGTTGATGCGGATAAACCGCCTGCCATCCGCTGTCGTTTCGATATGGCGCGGATGAAGCTGTTTGATATCGGCATAGGCAAGTCCCGTCAGGCATGAAAAGATGAACGCCCGTCTGCCCAGTTCCGCGCGTCCGTCATTCAAGGGCATGGCCATGATTCTTTTCATTTCTTCACGTGTGACGTACTTGTGCCTGGGTGCGGGCTTCTTTTCATATTCGACATCCTCCACCGGATTGGTACGCAGTATCTCGTTATCCACGGCAAGATAAAGCAGCCTGTTCAGCCAGCAGAGGCAACGGTTGGTCTGCGTGGAACTGAAATTCTTGTTCCGTACAAGAAATGCCTTGTAACCTTTGCCGAAGTCTTCCGTTATCTCCTCAAAGGCAATGTCCTTCCTGCCCAAAGAGGTAAGATAGTCCGTCAGGTATTTCTGGAAGTATCGGGAATGGCGGTAGGTGGAAATGGAATTTATCTCTTTGCTCCGTATTCTGAGACGTTCGCGCTCTATCTCACCCATCTGCAACAAATGGGTGGGAACCACGAACTGTCTTGTCACCCGGGTCTTGATGATTTCCGCGCTGACGATACCCTGTGTCCTCAGAATATCCTCGTAAGTCTGTTCGATATACTTCCGGTACTCTTGCAGTCTGGCGTTTTCCCTTACCGTGCGTGTTGTTCCGGTTTTGGCGTTCCAGTCTTCCGGCCTGCAATATATACCGGTAGTGATGGCGGTACTCCTGCCGTCAATGGTGATGCGGCACATGACAGCCGTGGTTCCGTCAGCCTTTACCTTGCCGCGGTTGATGTAGAATAATATGGAAAATGTACTTCTCATGATATCCGTTGTTTGGTGGTTATAAAACAAGTTTGAAATCTTTGGTAGCCTCGATAAGCCTGTCCATATCCTCGAAAAGTTTTTTAGGTGTCACGCGGGCATACACCTGTGTCGTCTGGATATTGCCATGCCCCAGCATCTTGCTGATGGTCTCAATCGGCACACCCGCTTCAAGGGTGACGAGCGAGGCAAACGAGTGGCGTCCGACATGGTAGCACAGGTTCTCCTTTATCCCTGCCAGTACGGCCAGTGCCTTCATATGGTTTCTCATGCTCGGGTAGTGGATCATCGGAAACAGGGTGTCCCTTTCATCGTCATGATATTTTTCTATCAGGTCAACGGCTTCCGGCAGCAGTTTCACGCTTGCGCGGAGTTCGTTCTTTTTCCGGTGGTATTTCAGCCACAATTTACCCTCCTCGTCCGTATGCAGGTTTTCTTTGGTGATTGTCACGGCATCACTGTAGGCTACTCCGGTATAGCAGGCAAAGAGGAACAGATCTCTTGCCAGGCGGTGGGTCGTGCGGTGTGGGGCTATCTCGACATCCCGTATCTTCTCGAAACTTTCCCGGCTCAATGCCTTTGGCGTCTTGACGGTCTGTTTCGGAAGGACATAATGCTGGAACATGAACCGCTCGGAATGACCTTCCTTATAGGCTTTCCGGCAAGACTTCTTGACAATTGCCAGGTAATGCCGTGCGGTATCCACGGCGTGTCCTTTCTCGTCAAGGATGAAATTCTCGTAATCGTGGATGAACTGCTCGGTGAGCTGTCCGAAAGCCAGATCCTTTGTCTTAAACCTGGCTTCAATGAACTCGCGCATGGTACGGCAGGTATAGTCGTATGCCGGATATGTCCCTTTGGCCCGGTCTATCCCGATACGGCTCTTCACTTCATCCCTGACGGCATCCAGTATTTTCATCAGGGTCATCTGGGTGCTCATGCTACCCTGAAAGGCATCCTTGACGGAAGCGGCGTTAAAATCAGCCTTTCGTTCCAGAAGGGAATCAAACGCGGCATTGACATCAAGCAGCAGCCTGTCGATTTTGGCATTGGTTTCAACGGCCTCCCTGCTTTTGCCGTTCAACCGGCTTTCGCGGGGATTCCACAGCCCGGGAGTACAGGAGAGTTTACAGCTGAACTGCGCCATCGTCCTGTTCACGGTGATGCGTCCCATTATCGGGGCTTTGCCCGACTTGTCCAGTCCGCTCTTTTTGAGGTAGAGCAGAACCTTGAATTTTTCTACTTTCATACGCTTATAATTTTAGTGGCAAATTTACCTGTTTTACAAGCGTCCTTTGGTATGCAAAACTATGACAACCAGTGTAATATATCGTCGTTTCAAATTATCTGATCCGCTTCGCGTTACCTTGATACCTTTCGGTAACTGTCCGGCTAACGGTTTGGTAACTGAACAGCTGCAATAATCCTCAAATTCTTGCGTTTTCTCCGTTTGGAACAATGTGGAGAAATAACACATTTTCAGATTATTACGTTATAGCTTCTTTTCTTTTCCAGTGCTCATTTTACTTCTCTATTTCCATGTGGCCCGGCACACATTCGCCACGATGATGCTGACCCTTGGAGCAGATCTCTATACTACCTCGAAGCTGCTCGGTCATGCGGATGTGAAAATGACGCAGGTGTACGCAAAAATCATCAACCAAAAGAAGGATGATGCTGTCAATTTGGTAAACGGATTGTTCGATTGACCCAATGTAAATCGTCGCATTTTTAGTGATATAAAGTAGGACTGTTCTCATATCTACATATAGTCGGGGTACATCCAGATTTAGGTTTACTTTAATCCGAGTGCGTATAGGGGAAAAACCAAAGTGAACTAATTTATAGAGGTCTCACTTGTTGTTAATATAGGAAAGCAATAAACATATTGAGTAGATATTGATTATCCTTAATCGAGTAGGAGGAAATATAAATAACATAAACAAAGAAAACTCTTATCCGCACCGTCTCGCAGGAACTTGACCCGCCCGTGAAATAGGCCGGATTCAGGTCCTTTGTCGTCAAGGACATTCCGCTCCGACGATTCTACTTCGCCCGTTTAGGAGAGTATACCGCTTCAAACGGTTCAAAACAAATCGTCTTCGTGCCGTCCCGGACGAAATAACCCCAACAGCACATGAACGCTCGGTATAGCGGTTGGGGACAAAATTTGGCTTAATCCTCAACCCTGTAGGTTCGATAGCATATAATCGGGTACTCCTTGAAAACGCTGTACCGGCACTACTTTCGTCTGCGATATTCCGCCGGCGTCATTCCCGTCTGTCGTTTGAACAGGCGGGTAAAGTATTGGGGATACTCGAATCCCAGCTCGTATGCGATCTGGCTTATCGGGCGTTCGTCCAATGCCAGTTTGTCTTTCGCCGTCTCAATCATTCGATTCTGGATATGTTTTCGGGTATTCATACCCGTTTCGCGTTGAAGCACGGCGGTCAGGTAATCGGACGAAAGATTCAGTCGGTCGGCAAAATATTTCACGGTCGGCAACCCGTTTTTCGAGAGGGAATCGGAATGGAAATAATCGCGGAGCAGTTTCTCGAACCGGCTTACGATATCCATGTTTTCCCGATGCCTCATCTTGAACTGCCGATCGTAGAATCTGCGGCAATAGCTCAGCAGCAAGCCGATGGAGGCACATGCTATTTCAGGTGTATGTTCGTCGATGCGTTGCCGAAGCTCCCGTTCGATGTGACGAAAAATACTCAACACATGTCCGATTTCCTCTTCCGACAGGTGCAACGCCTCGTGGAGTTCATACGAAAAGAATACGTAATTTCCGATGTCGCGCCCCAGTGCCGTCCCCCGGATGAAATCGGAATGCACCATGACGGCCCAATTGTCCTCTGCCGGCCGGAACGGCTCTCCGTACTCCTGAAAAACGACCGTCTGTCCCGGGCTGGTAAAGACCAGCGTACCGTCCGAGTAATCGTACATGTTACGACCGTATTTCACACCGCACGATGAGTTTCCTCGGCAGAGTGCTATGACATAATAGTCCTGCTTCCAGCCTTGCGGATGGCTGTATTCGGCGATTTGCGAGAAGTTGACAACAGAAATCAACGGATGATAGGTCTTGACTCCGATGATGCGGTTGAACTCCTGCGGTGTTTTGCAATGTATGATTCCGTTTTTGTCCTTCATTCGGCAAAAGTAATGTAAAATGCGGATTATCGCATCATTATCACGGATTCATATCATACAAACACGGATTTGTTTACCCAGTATGTTTGGCATAACCGCTACATTTGTCGAAAAATAAATGAAAATCCGCATGAAACGAATCGAACATCAAAAAACGGCGTCGCCGACGACCGTATTGCTTTTTTCGGGAGCCATCGTGCTACAAATTGTCGGCATGTCCCTCTTTCCACTGACGGCCGGCTATACGAAGTTCTGGCCCACACTGGCTTCCATCCTGGCCTTATTGCTCGGCTCATCGCTTTTTTGCCGGATGCTTTACAAAGGTGTCGCACTCAGTTTTCTGATACCGTTAGGTTCAGCAGTCATACCGCTTGTCGTGAGCATGCTGGGAATATTCGTGTACGAGGAAAGTATATCGGCATTGAAAATCACGCTGCTTATAGTGGCCTGCGCCCTGATAGGCATCGCAGGTAAAATGAAATAAGTAGACGTCATGGACAGCCTACCTGCAACTACAATCGGACTATTTTTGATTGCGACGATGTTCTCCCTGGGAGCAACGGCAATTTGGCCGCGGACACAGGGATTTACCCGACCTATACCGACGGCTCTGTCTATACTGATGCAGGTAATATGCCTCGTATTGATGAACCGCATTGTCGATTCGGGAGTCGAGTTGAGCTTTCTCGTACCGCTCAACGGGGCATTTTCACCGCTCGTGATGATTTTTGTCGGCGTTTTTCTCTATAAGGAGAAGGCGTCAGTTTGGAAAATCGCTGTCTTGCTGACGGCATGCGTGCTGATTGGTTTTGCAAACTTCTTATAAACTGGTAAATATGAATAGCGAACAACATACTACAGCCAAAGTCTGGCTGATTACGGGAGCATCTCGTGGTATGGGACATGCCATTATGGAGGCGGCGCTCGCCGCCGGGCATTGCGTGGCGGCGGTCTCGCGCAGCGGAGAAATAACGACGCATATCGAAGACGGGGCAGCGCAGCTGCTTCCGTATGCGTTGGATGTGACGAATACCGAACAGGCGGTGTTCGACCGGATGGCCGAAGCGGTCGTGAAGCGCTTCGGACGCATCGACGTATTGGTAAACAACGCCGGTCACGGACAATTCACCTACTTCGAGGAGTCGGACGAGCAGCAGATTCGTGACGTATTCGAGACCAATCTGTTCGGACTGATGCGCGTTACCCGTGCCGTTTTACCGGTCATGCGCAGACAACATGCCGGACACATCTTCAATATTTCGTCCGCTGCGGGATATTCGGGTGTCGGACCATCCATTTACCACACGAGCAAATTCGCCGTTACGGGGTTCTCCGAGTCCCTTGCGTTCGAGACGGAACAATTCGGCATCCGGGTTACGATCGTCGCTCCCGGCCTGTTCCGCACGGATTTCATGAATTTCAATTCCGCCTATCATCTTCCCGCACGACCCATTGCGGACTACGACGCATTCCGGGAGCGGATGAGCGGTTTCGTGAAATACATGAACGGTCGAGAGCCGGGCAATCCCGAAGTGTTGGGAAGACTGGTCGTGAAAGCGGCCGACAGTGAAAACCCTCCGCTGCATCTGCCCGTAGGTGCGGATGCCATCGAGACGCTCGAAACGCACCACGAGGCACAGCGAAAGGATGTCGAGGCATGGCGTGAGGTGTCCTGCGCCACCGCGTTCCCTCCCGAAGAGTCGGAAGTCGATACGCAGGCGTTTTTTCAATGAACCGAAGCATGAGGGGTGGAAAATCCGAAGGCATGAAAAGCAGGATGCCCGATTTGCAGAACACAAACCGGAGTTGTCTGAAATTCAGTTGTCGAATCGGTTAATTATGAATAAGAAATCCCTTATCCGCACCATCTCGCAGGAACTCGACCCACCCGTGTCGCAGGACAGAATCGCCAGGATTCTCGACAAAGGGCAGTTCCTCCAATCCAAGGACGGCACACGGTTCATTTCCGCTTCCAGTCTTTCATCGGCACTTTCTGCCGCCAGAAATAACAAGACATCGGTCGCCTATGGAATAAAAAGAGTTATCAAGGAATTGAAACTATAAAGCAAGTTAATTGACATGAAAGAACAAATCAAAAAGTCTTCTCTTTTTTTGAAGAGAAGCAGCACCTAACCCACTTTGCTACCGAAAAGGATGTAGCGGAGGAATTGTTTGAGTTACTTTCCGAAGCGAGAGAACTCTATCTTCAGGATGTGATTGTGGGTGACAAGCGGTATAGCCGCTATGTGGATGACTTCATAAATAGTCACCGGTACATCAACTGCAACAGTGCAATTTGCCGGAATTGCCACGAGATGAACATCCACATCGTCAAGGGACTGCTGAACGAATGCGCCCACCTTATCCAGCCTCTTTTTGCCGCATCCGACTTCTCCTTTGAAAAGTGTATGGAGCTGCGAAGGATGTATGACCGGTCGGAACCGTTGCCGCCACCTATCGCGCATCATACCGATGGTTTTATAAAAGCTCCGCCGCTTTCTTTCGGCTGCAACTTCACCCAAGAACAGATGACAGGTATTGTGTCTTGTGCCAATACTTATCATCTGTTTTGCGTTTCAGAGGTTTGCATCGAGGATATGGAAGCTCTCTTTTCCTGCAAGGAGGGCTTTCATATCCGGGTGAATAATCTTCGTCATGTAGTTATCCTTTTCGATGTGCTACTCGAAAACTCCTTCATCCAATCCCGCTGGCAGTCCGTTCTGGATAAAGGGCAGTTCCTGCAATCCAAGGACGGCACACGGTTCATTACCGCTTCCAGTCTTTCATCGGCACTCTCCGCTGTCAGAAACAACAAGACATCGGTCATCTGCGGAATAAAAAGAGCCATCAAGGAACTGAAAATATAAAGCAGGAATCTCTCGCAAAATGGAAAAGCACTGTGTTTGACCAAACCATACATAGTGCTTTTATATTTCTTCTTAAACTCAGGACATGAGAGATTCTTATATTCCGATCTCTATGTAAGTACATTGCCATTCGCGGAAACCAAATTGGCGTACTTATTGTCCACGAAATTCTTTTCGGGGGAGCCTAATACCCCGACAGTCTCACGCTGTCTGGAATGTTGTCATCTTATCTGCAAGCAGGAACGTAACCCTTATCCAACTTATTCGTTTTTTATTATATGACAAATAAAATTCACATGCTTTGATTTCTCATTGTAAAAAGACAAACACTCATTAGTGTTTAGATTGTATTTCTCGTAAATTTTCTAACAATGCTAGGACTGGAGCTGTTTTACTTTCTTCTTCTGGAATTATTGGATCATCGTCCCATTCCAATGCATTACATGTACTATCCATAGCAGACACTCGCCACGCGTCCGTGATAATAACTTTCAATTCTATTGACTCATTGAAGTCAATAGACCTCAAAAGCTGTTTGGCATCATCACTAATCAACGCTGCAACTATACAACATTTGTCGAAGCGAGGATATATCTGTTCAAATGCATCCAGATTCTTCGAATCAGTTGGAGTCATAGTATGTTTTCTGCACATTATGCCTACATAACGACCATCATATCTATCATCCTCAGATACTACAGGAGCTACACATACACGGTACCATGTTGGATGATTCTTATTTATACCTTTTATTATCTGTATTTCTATATCGGGTTTTCCTTGCCCTATACTTGATTTCCACTCATGTATTATCTTTTTCCCTTCCTCAACGTCCTTAAATAGGAATGCAAGAACGGGCGGGCGTTCCATATTTCTGTCGAAAACAAATCCTACCCCAGACCATTGGGCATTGTCCCACCATTGCATATTGGATGATATCGTATAGACAGACATATTTTGTTGTTGTGATTTATGGCGTTTTAGAGGCTTTACAGCCGGTCTAGTTATTAAGCATGGATAAATCTTATCATTTGCATTCTGCCATTTGCTAATAGAATACTTAAAATTATCGCCAAGAACAAAATATACAGACCTATTCAGTTGCATCAATGAAGATACCCGATCCATTATCTTTTCACTCTTTTGACGTTCTTCCAACAACTTTTTAACATCATCTTTGGAGACAGTGTTATAAGACATAAAGAATCCGATAAAGTAAACGAAGCAATTCCAATAGACAAGATCTGTTAAAGTCTCATGATTCACATAAAAGATGTACTCTGTATTTGTATCTCCTTTACATAGTGATGAATCCTCTTTCGTCTCCTTTATATGGATTTGTATCTTTGGCTGCAGAATAACCAATTCTATGTTGGCAAATGTTGCCAGCATAGTTTCCACAGAGGCTAAAAATGTTTCTGCAACCAATTGGTTCTGAATGCTGTTATCATATGTTACATAAAATCTACAGTTATTGGCAAGCGTTGAGAGTGTTGTTGTTTCGTCAGTAGCTATGGATAATTGTCCCCAAAACTGCTCATGAATAGGCTGTTTAAGCAATAAATCCTGCCAATTACCAGCAGTTATAAGTTCTGCAAAATGTTCATCTACTTCATCGGTATATCCAAGAGCGTATTTCAGATAATTAGTAGAAAGAGGCATATCACATCTATCAAGGATATCAGGAAGTATAGAGAATTCCGGATTACCTGTGTCTGCCATCGCAAAACGACAAGCCCAACCACCATCTGCTATAGTATCTCGTTCTAAAAATAACTCGCTTTCAAATTCTTGTCCATTGCGAGAAATAATAAAAAGCAATTCTCTCCAATTCAAATACATCACCAATCTACCAAGCATCAACTCAATCTCACACAGCGTTGAGAGAACGGTAATCAACAAATGAGGAATTGCTCCATGTTCATAGAAATCCCGGACAAGGAAAGATGCTGTTTTTACCAAATACGCCTCAGCACTATAGGGCAGCTCCAAATGATATAACGCCATTCCCATATTGCCACAAGACTTGACATATTCTTCTTCACACCCTTCTTTAAGAAATGATTGTACACAATGTCCCAAATGCTTGATAGCAGACACATAGTTTCCTTTTTCCATTAAGGCGTTAGCACGAGTAAAATGTGTCATAGCACCCTGAACTTCCGACTCTCTTTTTGAAGATATGTCTGCGATCATATCAACGAGTCGCTCAAATTCCGGATTATCAGATATTACTCGTCCCAGCAACTCAACGATCCGTGATTGTGCACTAAAACTAATATCAAGATAATTAGCACACTGCTCTATAAGTGATGTTAGTGTCTGTAACTCGTCCGTTAAATCTTCATTTCGATTAATCAATTGGAATAATCTATGCTCAGATATGTATAAGTCTAAAAACAACTGACATGGTTGAGATAATTTGGAACACTGTCTTAATTCCTTAATAAATTGTACCTCAATGGCAAACTTACTTGTATCAAACAGTCCCAATGATATTACATTTTCAAGATTAGTGAGGATATTGGTCAGCCGCTCTATTGTATGTACGGTCGGATGTTCTTTTGTATAATCCTTTAACTTTAAATAGTCTGAATAGGTAGCTTCAACATCATGGAACCAGAAAAATGAAGTCCATGCATGGTTGTAAATAATATTAAATATTTGTATGGATGTACCATGAACTTTTGCTTCTCTTAAAGCACGATTGAATCTCCCTTCAGTCTCCATTCGAGGTTTTTCTAACCCTCGACTTAAAATACAAGTCTTCAAAAGATCATTTACATAATCAGTATCGAGGTCCGCGACTGTATGCTTAATAAGATCGTCTTCTATCTTATTTAATTCCGACTTCCGCTCTTTGTCGTTAGGTCCTATTTTTATAGTCTTTTTACGGTACTCATCGGAAAAATTCAATTTCTCAATGGCGATATCCAAACAACCTTGTTCAAATACAGCAAATGAGAACCACTTTCCATCAAATATGCTTACAGATATTCCATACTGCTGTGCCAATTCATCTTCTTTAGCTTGCCGTGAACTGGATTTTATTTTCTGGTTGGTAAAATAAAGTAATTTGGTATATCCGCGTTTGGTCTCCACCGCTTTCTTAACATCAGCTTCAACTTTACTCTGCCAACTTTTTTGAACGCTGATAGCGATAGCCCATTTCTGGTCGCCTGTACTACCTTCTGATATCCACCATTTATCCGATATTGCTTTATCAACAGGATATGTTTCCCCATCTACTTTTCCATCACCGCCACCATCCGGACCTGTTTGCGGTTTAATATTCGGTGTAATCAAACGAGAAGCTACCGCAATCGCAAAATTTTCAAATTCTGACTGTTTCTTATCCTGCGATAGTTGCTGGAGTTTTAAATCAAATACTTCAGTTGTTAATCTCGTCTCATATACAATTTCTGTATCCGAAAACAGATTACTTCTCATTCGACGATAATAGGAAAAGAAATCTTGTCTCAAAGCATCAAGTTTCTCCTCCTCATCCATTGTAATATCTTTTATATTTTTAGTCATTTGCTATATTAAATCAGTTACTGAACAAATATCTCACTGTTCACTAATTCGTTATTCTATGTCTATAACTATTATACACTGGGGATATAGCCATTCTCTTTTATGAACTGTGCTGTTATATAATTGAGATAGACTCTATGCAATCTGCAGATAAAACGATTAATGTGATTAAACAAATCTATTAGTTGCCAAGTCTCCATTACAATCTTGCTCTCATTTATTTCTTCGTGCCGCAGTTCATACAGCTTAAATATGTCAATATGTACTTCTGCATCCCGCACATCTTTCCACCAAGAATCTTTCGAGATTTGCTCTAAATCCGACAATAGTTCGTCAAACTCTCTTCTGAATCCGGGAAACATAGTGACGATACTTTCTAACTGAGCGCAATATGAATACTTATAGCCTTTTTTGAACCCGTATAGTCTTTTGAAACTTTCATTGAGTTGAACTTTCAGTTTTCCTCGAACAAAACTTTTTTCATAAAGATTTGTCGCCCTAACAAACAACTTGTTCAGAACAATGCAATCACAAAAAGCATAACTGGTAAAAGTCTCAATATCTATTATCGTCTTGGTTATCTTATTGTAATCCGAATTGTCTGATACATGATACTCATTTGCAAATTGGTGTATGCCCTCAACATACCCGGAAAACTCGTTTATATATTCGTCTGATATTCTGCAGAATTCGGCTCTCTCCTCTGCAGATAACACCCTATTATTATATGTTAGTTTATGAATCATTCAAAGGTCATTGGTTCTTAACTAATAATTTTCATCTTAGGCTTGAACTTCTCGGAAATTCCGAAGAGTCCAGTCTTATATAGTGCCATCCAATCTCTTACAAGAACATTGTCATATATACAGGGATATAGTCAATCCCTTGCTCTCGTTTTAGGTCTTTGGTATAGATGATATATTTATTTTTAACTCGGTCGGAGAATTTATCGCAAAAGGCATCCAACGATGCATGCGATTTGTAACCCGAGGACTTCACCTCAATCGGCGACACCTTATGACCATCCGATATTAAAAAATCAACCTCATAATATTTCTTTCCGTCTGCAAATGGTATCGTATGATAAAACAACTGTTTACCTGCGGTTCGCAACATTTGCGCAATAACATTTTCATAGACATAACCCAAATTAGTACTGAGTTTGTCATTCAGCAACTTTTCATATATGATGTTGTCGGTAAAATCCTTGTCCTTGAAAGCCAGTGTGACAAACATTCCGGTATCGGACGCGTATATTTTAAAACGTTCATTGTCCATTGTAAGAGCCAGTCCAACATTCGGATCATTGGAATGATATGCAACATTTGCAGACATGAAATCATTCATCATTTTGACTACGCCTGCAACCCGCTCTGCTCTTTCGCCGGGTATAGCCGATGCTATTTGATACCGCGAGGCATTCTTACTCAACTGTGCAGGTATAGCATCGTACAATGCGGTAGCTCTGCCCGTGTCATCCAACTTCCAAAAATCTTCTTCGTACAACGAGACAATATCCCGCTTTACTAAATCTACCGCTCCGAGATTGTTCGTCTTAATATATTCTGCTACGGCTTTAGGCATACCTCCAACCAGCATATACAAGCGGAAATCGCGCATCATTCTCCGATGAACGGCATCGCCTAACGGTATGCGTTTTTCAAACGTCGTACGCAGCAACGGTATCGTGGCGGTATCGCCCAACGCCCAGCGAAACTCTTCATAGTCCATCGGAAACATATCGACCCGCGTCTCCTCGCTCGGCAGCAGGATATCCTGACTGCTCTTGTGAACGGTAATGAGTGAACCGGTCTCGATATAGTCGTATCGACGGTCTTTAACCAAATGTTTGATAGCCTGACGAGCCAAAGGAGCCTTTTGTATTTCATCGAATATGATTACAGACTTGCGTTCAATCAACTGCACACGATAGATAAGTTGCAGTCGAAGGAATATATAGTTTAGGTCTGATATATCATTAAAAAGTTCCTGTACTTCTACTGGCGCAATGGCAAAGTCGATGAGAATGTAGGACTCATATTCATTACGGGCAAATTCTTCTGCAAGTGTGGACTTTCCGATTCGTCTTGCTCCCTGTATAAGAATGGCTGATTCACCGTTCCGCTCCCTCTTCCATTTGAGCAATCGGTCGTACATCTTGCGCTTAAATAATATTGCGTTTTTCTCCATGTTCGTTAATTTTGGTATGCAAATATAGTACTCTTTGCATTTTCCACCAACTTTTGTTTGTTAATCATGTCAATATCCACTGTTTTTTTTATGTAAATTCTGCCAATATCCACCAGTTTTATTTAATATACTAGATTGGTTAATAATTTGACACACTTACGATACTTCAATTTAATCAGCCATTTGCAAGGTCGATATGTATTTGTCCATTATCTTTTTGAAAGATGTCTTTCATTTACAACTTGAGTAGAATGTGCCTTGAAAGTAAAACAGACAGGCTTACGTCGTAGGAAATATAACATAAAACAAAAACTACAGCGAAAAGAGAAAATATGCGGTGAACCTTTCTTCTCTTTTGGCTGTATATTTTGCAAGTGGTCAGATTATGGAAATGCGTTGAAAATTCAGTTTAGTTTGTGCATTAGCCTTATATATGCTAAATCAAAGTAAACTATATTTAGGTAGGCATATTTGCCTTTCTATATGCCTATGGTTTTATAGAAGCAACTACCTTTGCAGAAAACACAAGTTTCAATGAAGATATGAGACAAAGACCACAGCCCATTTTTTCCTTTTTTGGCTGCAACAATTCATCGATGAACTGCCGAACGGCATTCTTCGGATAAGAGGTCGATAATCGGAAAACTGCTTTGAAAAGCACTTTGAATGCGATCAAGTGCAAGGGATGAAACTAACTGAAATACGAAAAACCGAGAATCGCTTAAAATATTGATTTTGTTTCTATATTGTTCCTTTGACAAGATAGGAAAAATGTTATTTTATTGATATACAGAATCTAAACTTTGTTTATTGTAATATTTACCAGATTCTGAAAACGAGATAATATCCTAAACGCTTCTACGTTAAATTTCTAATATGTCAGTGCAAAGATAATAGCTTTACTTTGATTATAAATGTTTAGTTGCATATTTTATTTTGATACAGATGATTTTGTTGATTAACCGTCTGGTCTAGAGATTATTAACTATGATTGTTGTGCCAATTTGAAACTGGAACCGTATATTTGTACAGTTAAATAGTAATTAATATGAAAACAGCAGTAATTTTAGCACGAGTAAGTACAATGGCACAAGATTTTGACCGTCAGGTTAATGAACTGAAATATTATGCATTGAATAACGATTTGAATATAGTGAAAATATTTGCTAATAAAATTAGTGGGGCTAAAAGTAATGATGAACGTTGTGAAATCATTGAACTGATACAGTATGTAAAAGAAAACCACGTTGATAAAGTATTGGTACTTGAAATAAGTCGCTTAGGACGGAATACGCTGGAGGCTCTGAAAGTGATTGAATTACTTAACCATGAGAAAATTTGTTTATGTGTAAAGAATTATAATATTGAAACGCTGGATAGCTTGGGGAATATTAATCCAATGGCACAATTTCTTATTACTATTTTACTGGAAGTTGCTAGAATGGAACGTACTACAATTCGACAACGAATGGAAAGCGGATATGTGCATCACATACAAAATGGTGGGGTTGTTGGACGTAAAACTGGTTATCGTAAAACTGTATCGGAGATGAAAGAACAGTATAAAGAAGAAATTAAACTATTAAAAAGAAATTACTCTTTGAGAAATGTGTCTAAATTGACTGGTACGAGTGTAAATACTCTTCGTAAATTAGTCGCTTTAGTATAAATTAACGTAATAGGGTGGCAAAATAATCTATAAGTCGTATATTTGCTTGGAAGAAAGGTAAATCCACCGCGAAAGATACTTCAAATTCAATTTTATTGTAACAAGTTAGGAGCAGGAAGCACGTTCATGTATATGCACTTCCCTGCTCTGTGGATTTTGCATGAACGTGTGAAAATAAGTTGTGCAATGGCATGGCAAATAATCCTTTGTAACAAATGTTTGATGAGGATGAATTGAAAGTTTATGATAAGAAATTTCAAGCAATAGGTATTTTAGACAAAGAAGAACAAAAAAAGATACTGGAGTTCTTCTATACATTAGGTGTTATTACGTTTAACCTTTAATTTAATGATTGATGAGTAAGAAAAAAAGTAAAGAGAAAGTAGTAGAGTTTTCTAAATTGACAAATAAAGTAGCTGCTGTATGGACGCGAGTGTCAACGGAGCGGCAAGCTGATACAAATGGCAGTTTAGAAAGTCAGAGAAGGATATGTACGGAATATGCAGAAAGTCATGCTATTCGTATAAAAAAGTATTATGGCGGTACGAATGAGAGTGCAAAAGTTGAAGGTAAACTATACCGTGAAATGATTGCAGAGGTGGCTAGAGATAAAGAGATAAATATAATTCTTGTCTATTCATTTGACCGTTTCAGTCGGGCTGGTTATGAGGCGATGATGACAAAAGCATATCTCAAAGCTAAAGGAATATATGTGGTGTCTGCAACGCAGGCTACTGACCCAGATAGTGCGGCAGGTGGATTTATGGAAGATGTTATCTTTCTTTTTAATCAGTTTGAGAATAACCTTCGAAAGGATAAATGTATCACAGGTATGGTGGAGTGTTTACGAAATGGCAACTGGTATTCAAAACCTCCGCTAGGTTATGATAAACTAAAAGTAGGTCGAGAACACGTTCTTACAGTGAATGAAAAAGGCAAGATACTGCGTAATGCTTTTATCTGGAAAGCAACAGAGGGGATTAAAGATATAGAAATAGTTCATCGGTTAAAGGGGTTGGGGTTATCCATTGACCGAAAGCATTTAAATAAAATTCTTCATAATCCGTTTTATTGTGGGTATATACAGCATAGTTTGTTGGGTGATGAAATTATAAAAGGTAATCAAGAGATATTAATTGATGAGGCTATATTTAATAAAGTGAATGATATATCGAATGCAGGATATGAACACAAAGAAATTACTGAGCCGTTCCCATTGAAAAGGCATATTATCTGTTCGGACTGTGGTGGCTATTTAACTGGATACACAGTGAAAGCACGTGGACGGGATTATTATAAATGCAATAAGAAAGGGTGTAAAAGTAATCATAGCACAGAGAAACTGCATCAGAAGTATATCAATCTTTTAAATGAATATAATATACCAGATGGACTTATCCCGATACTTACAGACGTTTTAAGAAAGGTTTTTGAAGAATACAATCAAAATAAAGGTGAAACAAAGAAAGTTCTTTTAAAACGGAAAACAGAGTGTGAAAATCGAATTAATACAGTCAAAGTTCGGTTTGGTCTGGGAGAAATTAATAGTGAAATATATACGGCTACTATGAGCGAATTAAATTCGAGATTAGCAGAAATCAGACGAGAGCTTGAAGATGCAGGGAAAAATTTATCGAACATGATGAAATATATCAATCAAACGATTGAAATGTCCTGTAAATTAGGTGGTTTGTGGAGTGATAGTAATTTCTCTAATAGGCAAAAAATACAAAATTTAGTCTATCCCAGCGGAATTTACTTCGACAAGGAAAATGATGATTATCGAACAGAAAACGAGAATGAAGTTTTTAAGATTTTCCGCAGATTTACAGCAAGTTGCGAAGGTGGAAAAGAAAAAGCGACAACCGATTTTGCTCGTTTGTCGCCTTCTGTCGGAATGAGGCGAGCTATTGACACATTTTGCTTCCACTAATAGGCTGATTAATAATATGGATAATCTCTCTTTTTTCATACTTCTGTCCCGATTACGTCCCAGTATTTAGGCGTAAAAAGGTCTAGCCTTTAATTCTATCATAACTACAATATTATTTATTCATTAATACTTGAATTAGCCTCTCTTTTTCTTTGAGTAACTGTTTCAGATGCTCTATTTCTTTATCTTTGTCTGCTATAACTCCAGCGGTAGCATTACCATATATAGAGGCTGCACTCCCATCGCCAACGACTGATTGGTTGAGCTGACAATTTTCATCATCAAACCAATATGAAATGGGTATATTTAATATTTTAGATATTGCCTCCAATTTAGCGGCATCAATACTTTCTTGGGATTTCCATTTAGTTATAGTAACCGCAGTTACCCCCATTCTATCAGCAAAATCCTTTTGAATAATTCTTTTTTTTCTAAATAATTCATCTAATTGATTTCCAAAGTGTTTCATATTTATAATTAAAATGATAGGAAATTAATTATTAAAGCATTTGGAAATTAATTTCCTTAAATTTATATTTGCATTATAAATCTACAAAACAATATTCAATATTTAATTAAATATGGAAGAAAAAAAGAAGAAAAAAACAATTGATGGCATGGCATTACGAACCTATTTGCGCAGTTTACCAGTATGTGAATCATCTGAGATGGCTAAAAGGCTCGCTGATGAATGCAAGGTGCCGATTTATACGTTTAATAATTGGCGGAGTGGTTGGGTACGAATACCTGAACTAGCGAAGGATAAGATAGAAGAAGTGGCTGGAGTGAAAATATTTGAGCGTGAATAACTTGTAGTAGAAATTAATAAATGTGATAAACTTAAATTGTGAATGATATGAAAGTAATACTATTAGTAGGAGCTCCTCGGTGTGGAAAAACTTAGTTGGCACTTCAAATGTGCCAAAACAAGCGTAGTGTTTTTTATGATGTCAGATCATCAAGTCTTAAAAGTTTCTTGGAACATATTGATACAAATGTTGATGTAATGGTGTTTGATGACATCCCGGAATGGCAGTTACAGTATTACGAGGCGTTGGTCAGAGGGGATTATTTTCAAGGTGATTTTACTGTTGTTCTGACAACAAATTATTTTCCGGAATGGGTGACAAAATATCCTGATGTATTGGTGTTGGACGAGATTGGTATAAAGAAGAATGGATCGTCTGTTATTGCTAAAGTAAGAAATTATGAAAAGTGCTAAAATAGAAATGAATAAAGGATTGCTTGAGGCATGGCTTGAAGCAGTCCACGAGAACGGTCTTCCTGTCAATATTCAAACAGGAAGGGAATACAATGATTGTAATGGTGACCGGACAGTGGAGGTGCTTATGGAGTATGACGAAAGTGACAAGATGCTTGTTATGGGGGCTTTGAATGCTACGATTAATGAGTGGGCTGGTCTAGTTTGATTCGAAACGGAACAGATATGAAACAGACAACCACGTCCGAATTTAAATATTGGCTCCGGATACATGGCATCCAATTAAAATGGTTGGGTACTGGTACCAAAAACAATCCAATCAAGATTAAATCAAAAAAAAAGAAATAAATAACCATGAATAGTGACAGACAGAAGATATTAACTGATTATATTTCTTACATATACACGACAGGAAGGACTTATGATACTATCGGGAAATATATCAAGCATGTCACGGATTTTTTAGAGATGGCCAAAGAAGTGAACCGCCGTGGTTATTTGAATTACAAACGTGAAAATGCTGATGTCATGGTGCGTCATTCATTAATGTGTTCAGCTATATGCGATCTATTATCCTTTCTCAACATCGGATATGGAAAAAGGGAAAAGACGGTGAAACCTTTGGAAAAGCTTGACGTCATTTCAGAGAAAAATAAGAAACTACTCCATGATTTCATAATATGGTTGACTGATAACAATGATTATTCGCCACATACAGTGGATATTTATTATACATCCTTGAAGCAATACTTTGAATATGTGAATGAGATCAATATGGAAAACTGCAAGCGGTTTATACGGACTTTAGAAGAAAAATCATTATCCCCACAGACTATCCGTCTACGTATCACCGCTTTGGAAAAATTTTCTAAATGGCTTAAAAAACCGATAGAGCTTAAGCGACCTAAGACGAAGCGCAAGCTCGATGTAAACAATGTCCCGACAGAAGAGGAGTACAACCGCCTACTGGATTTTCTGAAAACGAAATCCAACAAGGATTACTACTTTTTTATCAAAGTATTGGGTACAACGGGTGCCCGTCTGTCAGAATTCCAGCAGTTCACGTGGGAAGACATTATATCCGGGGAGGTAACACTAAGAGGGAAGGGTAACAAGTACCGTCGATTTTTCTTTCAAAAACAGCTACAGCAAGAAGCGAAGGCTTATGCTAAGGAACATGGTAAAACCGGGATTTTTGCGGTAGGGAGATTCGGTCCGATCACACAGCGGGGCTTTTCCCAGCACTTGAAAGCATGGGGAAAACATTGCGGTATTGATTCAAGGAAGATGCACGCACACGCCTTTCGTCATTTTTTCGCTAAAATGTTCCTGAAAAAAAACAAAGATGTTATTCAACTGGCTGACCTTTTAGGTCATGGGAGTGTAGACACAACAAGAATTTATTTACAAAAGAGTTATGACGAGCAAAAAAGAGATTTTAATCGAAACGTTACATGGTAGCCTTGAACCATTTAAGCAGCTTCCGACCCTGATTGACAAGGAAACCATTTATGACGAGACTGGACATGTAGACACCGAGTTTCTGACAGCCATACTGGAGTGGATGTCAGTCAATGCCTCCATTGCTATCGGTGTACAAAAATCATTGCACAGGCTGTTAGGCATTGAGGAGAATAAAGAAAGCAAGAAAGGTACAGCTGACAGTGGGAAGAACTGGAGCGTTGAAGAGATACTGCGGCATTGTACCTTGGAGAACGGTTTGTTGAAACTTCCCAATGTGCAGTTTTGTAAGAAATCGTATGCCGAGGCTAAGAAATGGATTGAAGAAGCCGGCGGATCTTGGCAGGGTGGAAAGGCTCAAGGGTTTACATTCCCGTTCAATCCGGAGAGGGTGTTCTCAATTCTTAAAGAAGGGAAGCGCTGTAATCTTCAGCAGGAATACCAGTTTTTTGAAACGCCGGCTGAGGTGGCGGACTGGCTGGTTATGCTTGCCGGCGGAATACATGAAAATGATACGGTACTGGAACCGAGTGCCGGCCGCGGTGCTCTCATTAAAGCCATTCATCGAGCTTGTCCTTCTGTAACAGTGGAATGCTATGAACTGATGCCGGAAAACAGAGAGTTTTTGCATTCGTTGGAAAATGTGATACTGCTTGATGAAGATTTTACGAAAGACAGTGTAGGGCATTACACTAAGATTATTGCCAATCCTCCATTTTCCGGTAATCAGGATATAGCTCATGTAAAGCTTATGTATGAACGTTTAGAGCAAGGTGGAACCCTTGCGGCAATAACTAGCCAACACTGGAAATTCGCTTCGGAAAATAAATGTATTGATTTCCGAAACTGGCTGAAAGAAGTACATGGAGAAGTGTTTGAAATCAGCGCGGGGGAGTTTAAAGAGAGTGGCACTTCCATTAGTACAATGGCGGTAGTTATAAAAAAATAATTCAAAATGATATAAAAAGGAATATTATGGAAATGCCAGTACCATGCAGTAAATGCGGAGAATGGGTAGAATTAAATTCTACTCGTGAATCAGAATTGAATAAAGGCAAGATGCTATGTCTTGAATGTTACTCAACCGATGATTCAGTTAAAGATAAAATCGAAGAGATAAAGGATATTCAGCTCATGCTTGACAATAATGACCCGGAAGTCAGGGGAGATCGTCGGGGATGGAAACGTAAAATCAATGAATTGAAACAGGAGATTATCGAATTAGGATATGATCCAGAAGAATATTTGTATTAACTAATAACGGGAACAGATATGAAGAAGAAAACAGTAACAGTATTGGCGATTGAATATTCAAAAAGGGTGTGTGATCCTCAACCTGAATTTATTGATCGAATGGATGTAAGAGGATTGGTTATGAGTGCTTATAGAAGTGGATATATTAAGGCTCATTCAGAGCATGATATGAGTAAAAAAAGAACAATGCAAATAGACGTAATTGAGGAAGTAAAAGGAACTCAATTCATGCAATGCAAACTGTATATAGATGGCAATGCGAGTGTTATTTTTATGAATAAAATCGATTATGAAAGGCTGAAAGAAGAAGGAATCTTCATAAGAGATGGCAAAAGTCAAGATTCAGCCGGAGTGTTGAATACAACCAATACTTTCATTGAAAAAAATTAATACTCAAAAAATTTAAAAATGAATGGAATCCACCTGTGTGAAAGATGTAAATATTGCACGCATTCACCCAATTTATTTCAGCCATATTATTGGTGTTCGTGGTATGGGAAAGAAGTAAAAACACCGATTAACAGATGTGATAAAATAACCCTCAAAACGGAACAGATATGAGTTACATAGATAGCACAAGAAAATCGTATTCATCTCCATACGAGATAACGGTCTGTATGACCAAAGAGGAATGTAAGATATTGCTTCCGTTCTTTCAGAAAGCATATAAGAGTGTAAAATCAAAATACGAAAAGTATAATGATATTCACAATGGAGGGGAGGCTACGGAAAGAGAAGAAAATCTTCTTATGAAATACTCTGAGCAGTTGGAAAGACTGGAGAGTGTTTTATCATCTATTGATGAAATTTTAAAATAAGAAAATTATGAGTAAATATAAGATTATGAATTCCAAGAATAAACAAACTGAAATAAAGGCTTTTCTCTCCTTTATACTGGAACAAAGTAAGGAGACCGGTTTACATGTTTCCTGTACAATAATGTCAGAAGAGGATACTGGGGAGGGTTATGAGATATTTGCCGGACATGTTTCCAGTTGTGAGGGGGCAAGACTACATAGGCTGCTTTATGGTGCAATAGCTGTGAATGAGAACTTTCGGAAGGCGGTGACGTCCGCTCTGCTGGAGTACGAAAGGACTAAAACAGTGAACCGGGACAAGATGTCAATGAATTGAAAGGTGCAAAGTGTTCCGGGAACATCATCATTTCCGGTCCATTCCGGGTTGCTGCAATCCGGTAATTTTGTGTTGTCTTATGAAGTTGCGGCTTATTTATATAATTATTTGTTATGTATTTTAATGAAAACGAAATATCAAGGATAAAATCAGCGTCGGACGGCAGGTTGCTTGACGTTGTGCAGGATTTCCGGGAACTAAGAAAATCCGGCAAGGATTATGTTTGCGAATGCCCCAAGTGCAGAAGCGCGAAGAAATTCACGGTCAGCCCCGGCAAGAATCTGTTCAAGTGCTTCTCCTGCCAGATTGGCGGAGAGGGTGCCGTGTCGTATCTGATGAATATCGAAGGATACGGTTATACAGATGCGTTGGAATACCTTGCCAAGAAGTTCTGTGTGCTGCTGGACCCCCATCCGGACAAACCAGCTGGGAAACCGGTCCAGAAGATGAAGAAGGGAAGCAAGGCTGCCAAAGGGCTGGATACGGGTTCTTATTGCGCCCGAATGCTGGCCGCCTCGGGACTGACTTTCGAGGATGTGACCGCCAGTGTGTACAAGACCGATGATACGAAATCCGTGTTCCAGTGCCGTACTTTCAAACCGGGAACGATTGATGAGCGGGGAATGCTGACGGCCAAGGGGGATGATGTCATCATAGAATATTATGATCTGGACGGTCTTCCTGTCCGTTATGTCCAGAAGGATAACAAGCGCAGGGCGGCCGGGGAGATGAAGGAATACTACCGCATTCGTTGGCAGTTCCCGGAAATGCATTTGGACAAGGATGGGAAGCCTTTCAAATACAAATCGCCGCGGGGGTCCGGTACTCCTATATATATTCCGGAAAAAATACGCACCGCCTTCAAGAGCGGTACGAGGATAGACCGCTTGTATATCCAGGAGGGCGAAAAGAAAGCGGAGAAGGCGTGCAAGCATGGCATCCCGTCCATTGCCGTGTCAGGGATACAGAATCTGGGAAATAATGGCTCGCTACCGGAGGATTTCGTCAGGATTGTCACCGGTTGCCAGGTCAGGGAGGTGGCATTTGTTTTTGATTCGGACTGGGATGATATCTCAAGTAATATCAAGATAAACGATCCGGTTGAGAAACGTCCCAGGAACTTTTATTCCGCTGCCAGGAATTTCAAGGAGTATATGCGTAGTCTGAAGAACCGTGACATCTATCTGGAGATATTTGTAGGGCATATCCGCAAAAATGATGCAGGGGACAAGGGGCTTGATGACCTGCTGGCCAATACTCTTTTGGGAAAAGAGGACGAGCTGGCCGCGGATTTTGATTATGCCTGTAATGATAAGAAGGGTTCCGGCCAGTATGTAGAGATGTTTAAAATTACCGGTTTCACTGACCACAGGCTGATGGAGCTTTGGTGTCTTCACTCCCATGAGGCGTTTGCAGAGCGCCACAAGGATCTGCTGAAGAATCTTCCGGAATTCCTTTTCAACCGTTACCGCTGGAAATTCGATGAGGATGGCAAGGTCGTATCGGCTCAGCCCTTTGACGCGGACGAGCAGTTCTGGCGTGTTGTCAAGAGGAATGAGGGGAAAGATAACGAAAGATCGGATTATGAGTTTTGTTACGTGAATTCCCAGAACTTTTTACAGAACCGTGGTTTTGGGCGCCTGAGAAGACAGGACAAGAGTTTCTTGTTCATCCATCTGGAACCTCCTTTGGTTAGGTCCTTGGAGGCGAGCGACGTCCGGGACTACCTGTTCCAGTTCGCCAAGCATAATTGCTGCGTGGGAGTGAACGAGATGCTGATCAAGGGGGTGTCGCAGTATGTGGGACCGGACAAGCTATCACTGCTGGAGTACATACAGCCCGATTTCATTAAGCCTTCCCGGGACGGCCAGTATTTCTATTTCGATAAATCGTGCTGGCTGGTCACCCGTGACAGCGTAAAGGAAATGGGCTATGAAAATATCTCACATCATATCTGGGAGGAGCAGAGACGTGACTATCCGGCCAAATATCTGGGAAAACAGCTTGTCACCTTCAGGAAGGACGCTGATACGTATTCCTATGAGCTGACCGAAGACGGACACCGCTGCCATTATCTGCAATTCCTGATCAATGCCAGCAATTTCACATGGAGGAAGAAAAGCGGCGAGGTGACTCCCGAGGAGGAGAACGAGAACCATATCCATCTGCTTTCCAAACTGTGCGCCATCGGGTACATGCTGATGGAAGCGAAGGATTCCAATGTGGCGCGTGCGGTGATCGGTATGGATGGAAAGCAGTCGGAGGTCGGCGAGTCAAACGGGCGTTCCGGAAAGTCCCTTATAGGGGAACTCATGAGGAACGTCATGCCTATAGCCTATATTCCCGGAAAGAACTCCGACATATTCAAAGACCAGTTTGTATGGAATGACGTGATGGAGAAAACCAAGCTGGTGTTTATTGATGATGTGCTTCAGAACTTCAACTTCGAGTTTCTGTTTCCGAACATTACCGGGGATTGGAGTGTTAACTATAAGGGAGGGCGGCGTATCACGCTGTCGTTCTCGCAGTCTCCCAAAATCTATATTGCCACGAACCATGCCATCCGCGGAACCGGCTCCTCTTTCACGGATCGCCAGTGGCTGTTGGCCTTTTCCGATTTTTATAATGAAAGCCACAAACCGGTTGACGATTTCGGAGCGTTGTTCTTTACCGAGTGGGATTTTGACCAGTGGAACCTGTGCTGGAACCTGCTGGCCAACTGTATCCAACTGTATCTGACGTTCGGTGTGGTCCAAGCTCCTGGAGAACGGCTTGAGGAGCGCAAACTGCGGCAGGAGATCGGGGAAACCTTCATTTCCTGGGCTGACGAATATTTCTCTGCACCGGAGCATATCGGTTGCCGCCTGGTGAAGAAGGAGCTGTTCGACGCCTTGTGCTTGTATGATCCGGCCCAGCGGAAATATAATACCCCTGCCTCATTCAAGAAAAAATTCGTCATGTATTGCAAATGGAAAGGTTTTGTGTTTAACCCCCAGAAATATGACAGCAAGACCGGACTCCCCTATCAGGTCGATAAGGACGGACGTCCTATCGTGGATGACAAGTCCGGCGGAGTGGAGTATTTCACGGTCGGTACCGGCAAGGAGATCATACAACCGGGAGAAGATCCCTTGGATCCTGATCTTCCGGGAAATTTGAGACTGGACTACTGACATGGCACGAAGTTATCAGGAAATATTGGAAAAGGTAATGCCTCTGGCCGGGCGTGATCCGGGCCGTTTCAAAAGGTTTTATGACCGGGTGACGGAGTTATTGCTCCGGATTCCCGAGGGAGGATCCATCATTGTATCCGAGCACTGCACAGCCCGCTCTTTGGAACTGTTCATGGATGTGGCCGAAATGTGTATCATAGAGGAGCTGTTCCACAAGAGCATTAATGACGCATTGCTGGAGTTTTCTGATGACAGGAGTGAGATCCGGCGTTGTCCGGCCTGGCGGCCTGCGGTCCCTTACAGGCATTTCTACTCGGATAGAAATGTATGATATATCCCAATTTATATCATTGTAAAGTTAGTGATTTTTAGTGAGATATGCAAATAAAAAGGAAGCAATATGCTGAAAAAAGAGAATAAAATTTTTGTGGCGGTATGTCCTGATGTCCGGACACGCAGACAGATGATTTCAAGGCTTGCGGTCAGGCTGGGCTTTGCCCTGATACCTAGTGATGCGGCCAAGCTGATACAGGAGGATCTTTATTCCTGTGACCTGTCCACGGCTTATTTCGTGATGTGCGCCCAGTATAACTTCAGGAACTCCCCTGTGACCAACCAGAGGCTCTATGAAATGGCTGCCAGAGGCTTGTGTGTTATTGTGGGCGTGCGGTCGCTCCCCCGGGAATACGAATTCATAACGCAGGCATTTTATCCTGAAGACATATAGTTTAAAAGTCCGGTTTTCCGGACTTTTTTGTTTCCCCTCATACCCCTTTTTCCCTAGAAAAAACATTTTGGACAATCGTGCGATCTGTTCGAAAACGGGCGGCCTATATATTCTTTTTTTTATTTTTTAACTTTTAAGAAATATACCCTTATAAAAAATGAAGAAATTTTCGTGCAATCGTGCAACTGCGTTTTTTTTGATTATAATATATTGATATATAAATATTTATGTCTGCACGATTTTTGCACGATTCCGTTCGATTTGTCCAAAAACGTATTTTATGGCTTTTTGTGCGTGGTTTTACATTTCGTACGAAAATCGTGCGCGAATTGTGCAGTGTACAATATATTGATATTCAATATATTACAATAATATTAATCATCAGATCGTACGGTTGCACGAAAATTCCCCCTTTGTTTTTCAAGGGGTGTTGCAACGACCTTCATGATTCTTTTGGAAGCCGGTCCATCTTTAGCCGGTTGTTCTTTGACTATCTCAATTTAAATCATTACTTTTGTATAAACACATAAATATATGATTACCACGAAGATAACGATAGAAAATTATTTAGCCGAATATCTAATAGGCAAGTATGGAACCCCGGACAGCAAGGTAGTCCGCCTGCCTTCAGATCTTGATTTGTACCATTTCGTCTATGATCTTTTGCAGAAACGTCCTGCCGGATGCCCTGTGGATAGCGGAAATCTGGAGCTTGTATTGCCGGAGCGCCGAGAGGCACACCTTCCGGGTGGCAAGCCTTTGGCTACCTATAATTATATAGGCGAGAGGGGAGCCAAAATACTTTCCAGGAAGATAAACACAATGATGCGTGCGGAGCTTCATGACCTGTTTGATGAAAACAAACATGTCTATGGTATAGACTACATCAATTCGGCCTGGTACTTTCTCCGGAAGTATTGCATTGAGAGTCTGAGCGTGGAAGCACTTCTGAAAGATTACCAGCGCTGGCGGCGGAAGATGCGCCGTAAAACCTCCGTTCGGGAATATAAACACAGATAATTTTATGTGACGTAGCGTGTCTTTTTGTCCTTTCCATGTCCTTTTTGGAGGTGTTTTTATGTGGAAAAACGGTCTTTTCATGACCGGGTGTGATGACCGCTTCTCCGTGTCCTTGTTCATGGATGGATCTGTTCTTTATTTTGCAGGAAAAAAGAACGGATGAATCGTATTCAGTTAATATTCAATGAAAAATGGGCCATGGCTAGAGAGGATTATTACAATCTGGTCTCACTGATCCTTCCTTCAATACATTCCGGCAATTTTAAGGAGGTAGAGGCATTTTTTGAAAAAGATACCGTGACCGCATACGCATCGGATCTGAATTTTGTGAGGCGGTGGAATTTGGAAGACAGCGGTCTTCCTTCCGATTCGGTTGCCGTTATTGTGCTGGAAGGGACGCTCTATGCCTGGGAGACGTTCCGCCTTCAGGAATATATTGCACAGGCGGCAGCTAATGACCGTATTGCAGGCATCATTTTGTGGATAAATGGACCGGGGGGAATGATTACCGGTCTGGACAATGCGTCAAAAATGATATCCGAATGTCCCAAACCCGTAGTCGCTTACATTGCCGGAGCTTGTGCTTCCGCACATTTTTGGCTGGCATCAGCCGCAGACAAGCGCTTTCTTGGCTCGTTGATGTGCGAGGTGGGTAGTATTGGTGTTGTGGGTACCTATTATAATGCCAAGGAGGCCTTGAAAAAAGAAGGAATCGATTATCGGGAGATTTACCCGGATTCGGCCGACTTGAAAAACAGGGAACACCGGGAGATTGCGGAAAACAATAACGAGGAACCTTATAAGGAAAAGCTGTCAAAACTGCACATGATGTTCTGCCGGACCGTTTCGGAGAACCTTTCCATCGCTTATGACAAGGACTCCCCCGTGTTCCGCGGGGCGACCTTTATGGGTGATGAAGCGGTCAGGGAAGGACTGGCGGACGGTTATAACACTTTGGAGGGAGCTGCGCGCTGGATTCTGGCGCAGTCCGTCATCAACAAGACAAATCAAATCTTTTAAATTTTTATTTTTATGGGAAAGTATTCTAAAATGTCCACCTTTGCCGGCGCAATCCTTGGATTGCTGGGGCTGAAAGAGTGGAAGAAGGCTGAGGACAAGGATATCCTCGATGCCGATGATGTAGCCAAGCTGAAAGAACTTGGCTTCGATGAGAAGTTCATAACTCCTTTCGGGGAAGCGTTGAAAAATGGTTTTAAGGATGAGGAACAGCAGGCCGGTCCTGTTGAGAACTCGGGAGAGGCGCTGATTCGTGGTCTGCTGGCGCAGAAAGTATCCGAAATGGCTTCCTTGCAGGAGCAGTTGGATGCAATAAGAAAGACAGACGGGGAAAAGACGCAGGCCATCACCCGGAAAGATACCGAAATAGCGGAGCTGAAGCAGAAGATTTCGGTACTGAGCGCATTGCCGGAGCCGGACCATGGTGCGGGTGCCGGTCTGAAACAAAATACGGGTGCCAGTGCCTTCAACCTGGATGATGACAAGCAGCTTGGAGGTATGCAGGGTGAGATGTTCGCGCTGGATCGTCCGTATAACATGCGTGCCCGTGCCGCTCTGCTCGCAAGTCAGGGAATCAATATTCAGGTCCGTGCGGAAAGTTCCGTGGATTACGGCCGTCTGAAGGAGGACCTTGGTGCGTTCTACCGCATCCGCTGGCAGGACCGTTTGCAGTCATTCCTGACCAAGCTCCCCAGTATCGAGAGCATCTTCCCGGTGGAGAGCGGATATCAGGATCTGGCCACTCTGGTCAACATTTGGCTGGGTGAGTTCTCGCAGGCTGACAACACCTCCAGTGATTTCGACAATGTGACCAAAGGTGAATATGAGTTCGACAACGAGACATTGCGTATGTTCAGTGTCATGTTCGCCCATAAGTTCCGTGACCTGAAGCAGCTGGAAAAAACCTGGATCGGCTCTCTCAACAAGGAAGGATCACAGGCGATCAAATGGTCATTCATTGAATACATTCTGGCGGAAACAGCCAAGAAGCTGCATAACGAGCGTGAGCTGCGCCGTATCAATGGCGTGCGCAAGGATCCTGACCTTAACAAGCCGGGACGCGCCATGGAAGCGGCCGACGGGCTGTATGAATGGCTGAGAAAGAAGGTTGACGGTTTCATTGACATTAATAACGGGAAGACCGTTTACCAGATCAAGCCGTTTGTGCTGGGTGAGATCACGGAAGCCAATATCGGTGAGAAACTGTTCCAGGGTACGGGAATGATTCCTGCCGTGTACCGTGACAGCGGGCAGCTGGCCCTGTATCTTCCCAGCTATATGGTAGTATGGTATCACAAGTACAACGAGCTGCACTATGGTGTGAATCAGGATTACAAGGCCAATATGATGTACGTTAAGGAATATCCGGCTGTAAAGCTGATTCCGATTCCGAACGCAGACAATCACCAGCGTATTTTCTGGACGATGGAGGGCAATATCAAATGCTTCGAGCATGTGGCCGGTGAAATGACAAATTTCAGCTTGGAACAACAGGACTGGACGCTTAAGGTATGGTCCTTGTGGAAGGAATCCATCTGGGCGCGTGCGGTAGGTTTCAAATATACGAAAAAAGAGGATATGGACGGCAGCCGCCAGATGATCTTCTGTAACGAGTATGACCGACCTGCATCCTCCTTCATTGACGGGGAGAAGGACAAAAACCCGAACGTAGCCCTGCATACCAGTGTACAGACCGTGGCCAACACCAGCCTGTTCACCATTACGGATATTGAGAACGCCGAAGTGGGTAAGATTGTCACCATCAAGTGTGGCAGCGAGGACAAGGGGGTAAAGATCACCAAATCCGATAAGTTCAGCTTGATCAGTGCCGACTGGATACCGAAGAAAGGGGACACCATACGTCTGATGAAACGTTCTGACGGAAAATTTATCGAAATCGGACGTAATACAGCAGCTTCCGGTGCATTACAGTTCGCCAACGATGCAACCACTCCATCCTTGGCGGGTGCCACGGTGTTCGTAACGGGAACCAATACCAAAGAAACGGCCATCACGAATTTCACAGATGCGGTGGAAGGTGAGGTGTATACCATTCACGGGGCCGGGAATACGAATGCGTCCACTATCGCTAATAGTGGTAATTTTGTCCTGACTGATGCCATGACGCTCAGCGCCGGCAAATTTATCATGCTGACTTATGCAGGTGGCAAATTCTATGAGGTGGCACGTGGTTAAATTTACGGGCGGAGTAATCCGCCCCTGTTATTCATTTTAAATTGTTATAATTATGGCATACGTTAAAAGAGCAGTGAAGCGCCCGGAAGGTAATCCGGGTAAAGGGATCAACCCGCGCGACATGATGAGTATCATTGATGTGGATGATATTCTGGTGTTCCCGGCACGGGACTCGGCCGGTGTGTTGATGACCGAGAACATACAATTGAAGCCTGGATGTTATTCTACCGACATCTATTTCACTCCCGGTACCGTGGAGGTTACAAGCAATACAGACGGAGATCCTGACGCACTTGGTTTCACCCCTACGGTCAAGGGGAACCATCCGGGAAACAAGCAGGCGGTCCGTGAGTTCAAGACCAACTGGCTCGGTCGGAAATGTATCGTGATAATGAGCTACTGTGACGGTCAGGACAAGGATCTGTTCGGTTCTCCCTGCAATCCCATGCAGATGGGAGTCAATTATACCGGTAACAAGGATGCCAACTCCTCTGAATTCACTTTTACCCAGATCAGTAAAGGGGATGACATCGCCATCTATAAGGGTACTGTTCCTTCGGAAGAACCGGTGGCGAGTGTGAGCGCGTCTGCCACTACCATCCCGTTTACGGCGGAAGGGCAATATCAGCTTCAGGGTGGTGAAGCGGAAATAAATAAAGTGACCGGCGGACGGCATGGTGCAGTGATGACCCTGCTGGGTGTAGCGTCAGGCGTGGCGCCGACAATTGCTCACGGCGGCCAGTTCCTGCTGCGTGGCGGAGAAACCTTCACCGCTAGTCCGGGCAGCCTGATAACCCTTCAGGCTTTTGAATCCGGTTCCGGTACATGTACATGGATTGAGCAGAGCCGTTATCAGGCATAAGTCATATTCTTATTTTAGTGGTTTCATTATTTCAGGAAAGCGGGGCTTCGGCTTCGCTTTTTTTATTTCATGCGGAATTTTGCTAAAAATGATTAATAAGCAAAAGATTATTTGAGATATCCTTGTATAATAAGCAAAAGATTATTATTTTTGAATGTCGATTAAAAACAGCATATAATGAGTAAGGAACAAATTAAAAAGGACCTCACAATGCAGTTGGGGGTTGTAAAAATGAAATTGAAACAATTGGTTTTTATTGAGGAACAGACCGGGATCAGGAGAACTGAAGAGATAAACGCCCTTCTTGACCGTCTAAACCTGATAGAGAAAATTCTTAAAGAGATGGAAAATGAGTAATAACAGTGTTCCCCAGCCTATGGGGAACTTAAAAAATAAAGAGATCATGACACTGAAAGAGGAATTGGACGCTCTACGTCCGTTAATGGGAACAGAGTCCGGGGAGTTTTATTCCCGGGTGAAACATATAGCTGGTACTTATACGAGTGAAGGGGACAAGAAGATGATTGCAGATTTCATGGATGAGTGCTTGAATGGGATTAGTAGTGAAATTGCTGGCATGGAGGAGAGAACCATAAAATTACAGCTTCAGAACATATCCGAGATCATATCGTTGTCTTTCATTGCGAAACATTACTTTGGCAAAACGAAAGAATGGCTATATCAGCGTATTAATGGTAATGTGGTCAATGGGAAGCCCTGCCGATTCACTGCCGAAGAGCTGGACAGATTCAATCATGCGCTGAAAGACATTTCTCAAAAAATAGGTTCACTCAGACTTTCTTATTGAAAGCTGTTTTTATTCGACACCAATCCATGCAATTGAACCGTTGCATGGATTTTTTATTCATGCCTGTCTTTTGCCCGGCAATTGCCGGGCTTTTTCTTTGTATGGTACATTGTAAATTTTATCGTATGAAAGAAAAAATTATTGCTTATCTGAGCGGTCCCCGTCCGTATCGTGAGGGGATTGCTTTGTACGAGGAGTACGGGCTTAATCTGATGCTGAAAGCCACTTTCCGGCGGAATACCGAAACAGACCTGCTTCGTGCCACCTTGATGGAGGAACTGCGCAAGCTTGCCGGAATTTCGGAAACGGCTTTCAGAACAATGCAACGGAAGGCAGTGGACTCTCCCCACATATCTTCAGCTTCTATAGTGGTGGAAGAGATCAAGGCTGAGAAAACCGCAGTGAATGTTCCTGTCACCCCGGTTGTGGAAAATGTGATCCGTTTCCGTGACCGTTTCCCCTTCCTCAACTCTCCGGATTGTCCGGATGTACTGAAAATACTGGTTGCCGATATGTTCACGGCCTATGACCTTTATCTAAAAACTTTCAGGGAACTGGGGGAACTGCCGGATGACGTTGAGCTGGAACAGGCGTTTGCCATAGCCAAAACAACTGTGGAGAATTACCTGGAGGACCGGAGTATCTGGGAGGAGTTGGAATATTACCGTGACAATCATGTGCTGCTAGGAAAACATCCCCGTATTGCCGTCTATCTAACTTCTGACGAGCTTTCCAACAAAAGTGATCTTGAGGTGATGAATATCCGTAAGAATGCGGCCAGCAACGTGTCCAAATGGAAGAAGAAGCTTGAAACCGTTGAAGGTGAGGAGGAACGTGCGAAGGCATTGGCGGCAGTGGATAAATGGGAATCTATGAAATCGGCCGCCGAGAAGGAACTGGAAAACAGAAAAAAAAACTGATATTTCGGAAAGGGACGCTGGAGGATGGGATCAATGGGCTGCTCTTGAAAATGGAGCGTTTCTCCCACCCTTGTGACCGTGGCGAGTTTGCCCATTTACTGTCTGCAAAAAAATGCGAGTTGGCGTACCTGGAAGAATGTTTGAACAAATTATCTTATGAATGATATTCCCCCTGACAGCCTGGCTCTAACTGGAGAGCAAAAAAATGATGTTCGCCGCATGGCCGCTTTAGGTTATGCGCCGGAGGATATTGCCGCCTATCTTGGCCTTGACGCTTCTGAATGCTTTCTTTTTGTATATGACGCCGGTATTCCAGGAACCACCATTCGAGGGCTGATCCGTGAAGGCGTGCTTGTCTCACGGGCCGCTCCCGAGATAAAGCTGCACGAAGCAGCTGAGGACGGGAATATTGATGCCGTTAAGCTGCTAACGGAGATCCAGGAACGCCGTTTGTTTGAGAATCTGTTAAAAGATATGGATGAATATGAGTGAATTGCCGGTCAGACCTTCAAGAGTGGACTTTGAAAAGGTTGATCTGAATCAGATCCAGCGCATTCTTTCCACCGGAACGCTGGATTCTTTGCGTCCGGAAGAGAGGGAGTATTTCTCTCTAATGGAGATGGTACGTGGTCTGCGTGCCAGGATGCGTTTCACTAACGGCAGGATGGTGACAAAGGCAGGAATAATCAGGCTGCTGAAGTCGGAGCCGTACAGCCTGTCCGACTGGATGGCCCGGCAGGTGTATAATGACAGCATCAATTTTTTCTATACCCAAGACAACATCCGTCCGGAGGCGTTTGCTGCCCTGTATGCCGAGCGTGCCGAGAAGTGGGCGGACGCCGCTTTCCTAGCCGGCAAGATCAAGGAGGCAAGGGCCTTGTTGAAACTTGCCGGTGAATACCGCGGATGCTTCAGGAAGGAACAGGCGGAGATACCGGAAGAGCTTCTAAACCAGAAAAAGGTTGATATCTATACGGCCAACCGTGAGGATCTGGGCGTTCCCGCCATTGATAGAAAGGAACTGGAGGGTTTCATCGACTCGATACCGGAGATACCTGTTGCTGTGCGTGATAATCTGAAAGAGGACGCACGGATAAGAAAGTTTGATTTGAAAAAACGTATGATTTATGATATCGAGGAATTTAGCGAGGAAGATAGCGAATGATGAGGATGTGGATGTAAAATTCAGCCATAATGTCCAGATACTGACCGATTTCGTGGATACGACCATTTTGGTTGTCATAGCCGGGCGTGGTATGTCCAAGAGTACGGTCATACAGTCCAGACGTTCATACAGGTGTATCTGGGAAATGCCCGGTGCGCCTTTCGCTTTTGTCGCCAACACTTATGCCAATCTGAAGGACAACATCATGCCCGCCGTACAGAAGGGATGGGAAATGATGGGGCTGTACGAGGGGGTGCATTATATCCGTGGAAAGGAACCGCCGGCCTCCTGGAAGGCGAAATGCTCCATAATTGTCAATGATTACCGGAACTGCTATTCCTTCTGGAATGGCAGTGTTATTTTTATGGGTTCGCTGGATAACCCTTCACTGCTTGCCGGCAAATCGGTGGTCCATCTGTTTTATGACGAGTCAAAATATGACAAGGACGAGAAGGTGAACCGTGCCATGCCTGTTCTACGTGGCGATTCTCTCACTTACGGGGCATCGCATCTGTTTCTTGGTCTGACGATCACCACTGATATGCCGGATGTCAACGAGGGGGAATATGACTGGTATTTCCGTTATGCACCCAATATGGATCCAGATCGTATAATTCTGATTGTACAGGCGGCTTTTGAACGGAACGGGCTGTTGTTGAAGCAACTGCGCGAGCAGAAGAAAGACAATCCCAGTCACTCCGTGCTGGCGCGTCTGGAAAGGAAAATAGATTATTATGATCGGGCCTTGCGCAAATTGCGCCGCGGACAAACCTTTTTTCTTAACGCATCCTCCCTGGTCAATGTTGATATCCTGACCCCGGAATATATACGAAACTTATATCAAGGTACTCTTGAACTGCATGAGTTCTGCAAGTCGGTGCTGGGTATGCGGCCCGGTCTCCGGCGTGATGTCCGCTTCTATGTATTATTCGGGCAAAGGCATAAGTATTATGACGGGAGTCCTGGAGGGGAGCCGGCGGAAAATAGTCGGGAGTTGCGCTATCTGCGGCATGACGAGCCTTTGGATGGCGGCATGGACTTCGGCAACATGCTTTCATTCGTGATTGGGCAGGAAGACGGAGCGTATTACCGATGCCACAAAAACTTTTTCGAGATACCTCCCGGATGGTTCCGTGAGCTGGCTGACCAGTTCTTGGATTTCTTTGCTTCACATGAATGTAAGGAACTGTCGTTGTATTATGACCGGGCCGGCAATAATTTTGAAAGACAGGGGGAGGATTATGCCAGGAAGATAAAGGATGCCATAGAGAAGGATGCCGATGGCCAGCGGACCGGATGGACCGTCATTCTGATGAGCCGCAGACAGAGTATCATCCCCCAGTCGGAGGAATACGGATTCATGCAGGAGTTGATGAAGGGAGAGAATGGGCAATTGCCCCGATTGCTGGTTGATGCGGTGAATTGCCGTGAAATGGTCAGCAGCGTTGAGAAAGCCCCAGCCGGCATCCGCTATAAGGGTGAAACCAAGGTGGTGTTCAAGATCAAGAAGAGTGAAAAGCTTGCCCCGAAGAAACTTCCCATGTTTTCTACCAATTTCAGTGACGCTTTCAAATACCTGATGATGCGCAGAAACTGGCGTCGCATTGTCCGTATTGCCCGTGGCAATAATGCAAATCCCTATATTCCCGGTTTTGAGGAGTGATTTCTGTCCGTACCAGGCATCCCGCCGTTTTTCTCTGTCATATTTCACGAAAATTGCCCGGGGCAATTGCCCCGGGACTTCTGAGCGGCCCGCACGGAAACAAGAGACGTGGTTTTAAAGATTTTGGCTTTATGGTGTTATTTGTTGAAAACTAGATATTTATGTGCTATTACAGCAAAATTCAAGGCTGAAATACGCACATTTTGAATGATAAATACGAAAATAAGGGGAAAATCAGTCTTTTTTTGGATGGTTTTTCACTGGATCTTGTGAAATGCCTTGCGGGGGAAGGCGAAAAAGACCCCCCGGCCTGTAAGTAGTTATCTCACCCACATACTTACACAAAGATGCGTCACACCGCACAGCCGGGGGCAAATACCCTCTGCTGCGGTGTGACGCATTTTGTATGTTATGTGAGTGAGATGGCGCAAAGATAATCAAATATTATTGTATGAAAGTGATAGAGATAATAAACTTTAATCGCGAGCTGCTGAAAAAGTTGCAGGAGGCGGGTGTCCGTCTGGAGGATGTCCAGTATATGGAGTTATATTCGGAATACATGTACCGGACAAGCCAAGGAGAGAAAGTATCTTATGTCGTTGCCGTGCTTTCTGAAAAATATTCGGTTAGCGAGAGGACGATTTATGCCCTGGTTAAGCGGTTTCGGAGTGACTGTAAGACGTTTGCAGTATGAACGGGCTGTTTTATCAGGCGGACTGTGCTGTTTCTCCTATCTTTAGGATGTTTCATTTTTATAAGGAGGAATGGCTATGAACAAGTATTATCAGGTACTAGACAAGATACTTGCCACAGGAAAAACGCAATCAAACAGGAAGGGGAACATACAGTACCTTCTGAATGAGGTTCTGGTACTTACACCAGCGGATCTGTTGGACATCTTTGAAGGGCATCATATTGCCCGCAAGAAGCTTCGTAATGAACTGCATTTGTTTATGCAGGGTGAGCGCCAGGTGGAAAAATACCGCGAAGCAGGTATCAACTGGTGGGATTATTGCGGATCCATTCTTGTGAACTCTTATCCCACCTATTTTGAGAAGCTGCCGCCACTCATAGACAAAATCAACAGGGAGAAACGTAACAGTAAGAATTATGTGCTTTTCCTAGGTGAGACCGGTGTGGAAAGCAACCAGACACCCTGCCTGAGCCTGGTGCAGTTTCAGATTGACAATGGAGAACTGGTGTTGTCCGCATACCAGCGTAGCAGTGATGCAAATCTCGGATTGCCTGCTGACATTTATCATCTGTACCTGATGGCACGGCAGATAGAACTTCCCCTGAAGTCGATCACCCTCTATTTGGGAAATGTACATATTTACGAGAACAATATCCCGGGTACCCGTGCACTGCTTGCTGGTGACGAAACTGTCCGTTTCGAACTGAATGTCTGATCTGCTGCATGTGTCGTGCAGTGGGTAACGCTCCTGATCCTGCCTGTTTCTCATAAATTCAGAAGATCTTTGCGGCGTTTTTTTAAATGGAAAGTAACATGAGAAATATGTATCTGTCTGCCCCGCTTCCGTTTGTGGGGCAGAAACGTATGTTTGCCAAAGAATTCATCAAAGTATTGGACCGATTCCCAGACAGTACCGTTTTTGTGGATCTTTTTGGCGGATCGGGGCTGCTGTCCCACATCACCAAACGGGTAAGACCTGATGCTGTTGTGGTATATAATGATTTCGACAACTACCGGCAACGGCTTGACAATATACCGAATACCAATCAGTTGCTGGCAGATTTGCGAAGGATAACAGCGGAACTCCCCAGAAAGAAACGTATAACCGGTGAAGCCCGTGAAAGAATATTGGCTCGTATTGAAAAGGAGGAAAAGGAACATGGCTACGTTGATTATATCACATTGTCGTCATCCCTGTTGTTTTCCATGAAATATGTGCTGAATCTGGATAATATGAGGAAAGAAACGTTTTATAACACTATCCACCGGACTGACTATTCCGATGCGAAGGATTATCTGGAAGGACTAACCATTGTCAGTGAGGATTATAAGGAAGTGTTCAAACGTTACAAGGATGTTCCGGGGGTGGTTTTCCTGGTTGATCCCCCTTATTTAAGTACAGAAGTCGGAACATATAAAATGTACTGGCATCTGGCTGATTATCTGAATGTCCTGCATGTTCTGAAGGAGCATTCGTTTGTGTATTTTACATCCAATAAATCTTCCATTCTTGAATTATGCAGTTGGATTGGGGATAATCCCTCAATCGGTAATCCTTTTAAGGATTGTGTGAAAGTGGAATTCAATGCCTGTGTGAATTACAGTAGCTGTTATACTGATATAATGCTGTGTAAACAAGGTAAAAAAGATGTTTCAGATTTGGCTGCCTGATATTAAAATCTGTGAACAGGATGTGCATTTATAACAGAAGTCCTGTTATCAGACCAAGCAAAAGGAATATTAGACTGTTTATTATCAGCTTTTTGATCTGATAAAGGTGCATACAAATAAGGCTTACTTCTTTTTGTAACCGCTTGATATCTTCCTGTTCTTTTGTCATGGTTCATATTTTTGATGCATCAGCAAAGGTAATAAAAATCCGCTAGGAAATTCGGGATGTTGAATATTATCCCTATATTTGCGATGCCGAATCTTGATAAAAAACATTTTTGTAAAAATGACTCCTCATTCGATGTGTAACCTGTAGAATCGGGTTCCGGATTTATCACCGGTCGGCGCGCATTGGATGAGGATTCGCCATTTTATATTATGGGCAAAAGTAAACCAAATAAGCCAGTTCCTCCTCCTATTCCGGTAGTAAAGACATCCACTGGAGCAGACCAGATTCCTCTTACCACAAAATAATATAAGTGATAATGAAAAGGATCGCAGTTATACAGGAGCCGGTAGCGAGGAAAGAAAGTGATGCGCTTATCTGCCCGGCTCTTTTCTCATTTAATGCACGTTGTTTGCTGATGCTCTCTTGAAGCATGACCAGCTCATCTGCCAATACATTCTTTTTCTTATCCGCTTTCGGACATTTTTGGAAATATTTTACATATTCCGGTATTCTGAATTCTTCCGGATCTCTTCCTTTAGCATAGAAATCGTGTGGCTTCATGGCCTTTGTGACATATATCAAGGATATGAAAGAGAATGTGAATAAGGCAAGGCATCCATACGTGACAGGAAGATCATTTTGTTTGTCTAAGTTTGAGAGTACGTATCCCATAGAGGCAGCAATAATGGCATAATAGATGCCGAACAGGATATAACAGCGCTCTGTTATGGTCGATTCCACCCGTATATAGTCTTCCAAACGTTTTGCTGCTTCTTGACAGTAGAACTCCAGAATTTCTTTATCCAGTACATTTAGTTGTTCGTCATTTAATCGTTCCATGGATGGTTACTTTTTAAGTTGTTACAAAACTAGTAAAAAAATCCATTAGTAAATGCCTGGTTGTTGGATATTATCATTACATTTGCTGTTCCAATTAAATAATAATCTCGTAAAAAACAAAATCATGAAAAAAGTAATGCTTTTAGTATTAGTTAGCACATTATCTTTATTGTTGTCTTCATGTTATAGTTCCCAATTGTATGTAGGTGGCATGGAGGTTGACGAACCTAAAAGAGTTTTGAACTCAAAGACAAACAATCATTTTCTTTTCGGGTTGATATCACCAGTATCAAACAAGAAAGATATCAAGCAATATGTTGGGGATCGTCAGAAGTATGCAATCAAAAACCACCATACTTTTTTAAATGGTTTTTTGGAGGTTATTACTTGTGGTATCTATACTCCGTCAAAAACTACATTTTATGTACCTATAAATGAATGACATTTAAAATTTTATGCCTCGTACTATTTAAGTTCGGGGCTTTTTTTGTGGTTGTTTCTTAATCACTTAATTATTTATCGTTATCCGTAAGAGCAGTGGAGAGGTCAGCTATATGACTGGAATCAGAGAATTTTCATTTCGGAAGAAAGTTTACTAACCGTCAGATGTGCCTTATGGCTCATGCTTCTCTTACCTTCATGGCACTGACAGTGCTCCGCCTTCAAAAAAAAATCCCCAAAAGTTTGTGGATTAAAAAATAATCCTCATATTTGCAGTGCTAAAACAATTCAATTCTGTTGGTCAGGAACGTAGAGCGCGGTTAATGCTCATGATAGTTAAATGGGCTTTTTTTATGCCCATACAGGTTCATTTTGCAGATGTCAGCAAAATGATATATAGGAGATTGTAGAAGTCACAACTTGTTGTGCAAAAGTTACGGCTGCCTTTCCCATCAACTTAATTGCTCTACGGAGTGACTACGGATTGATTGTTTTAGCGAACTCGGGAAACGGCGGCCGTTCTTGCGTTCTATTATTGCCGAAACGCTAAAGCAATCAATCCGTATGAAACAAACAGCTTCAATTCCTGCTACCGACATAAATGTCGTGAGCAAATCGTCAGTCCTAACTATGTGGCTGAACCGTGAAAATCAATTATTTTCTTCCGTACTTGAAGAACCAGTGTCTAACCGTCAGGTGTGCCTTATGGCTCATGCTTCCTTAGCTTTCATGGCACTGGCAGGTTCTGCTTTCAAGAAACTTTTCCAAAAAGTTTGTGGATTAAAAAATAATCCCCATCTTTGCAGTGCTTACCATTTGAGAAAGGCGAGAAGGCTCGCCAAAATATTTGCTGCGGGCATTTTTTATGTCCATGGCTATACATATAGTTCCGTCCCGTGTGGTGTCGTTAATGCGCCCACAGCCTTTCTCAAGGTGGTAAGCAACGGGGAGCGGAACTTTTTCTGTTTCTTCCCCGTAATAATTAACATATTGTTTCATTTTAATTGCTTACCAAAATGAAAAATCAAACAGTTACTTTGCCTGTATCAGGGGCAAAGAAATCCGCACTTGTTGCGTGGTGTGAAAAGGAGAACCAACTGTTCTCATGTGTTCTTGAATCCGTAGTTACCAACCGTCAGGTGTGCCTTATGACTCATGCTTCCTTGGCTTTTTCTGCATTGGTATGTGCAGCATTTGTGTCGGCTGTTCCTGCATTGCTTTGCCTAGCTTGGTTTGTTGTGTCGTTACATCTTTGCAAGAAAGGAGGGCTGAAATGAAAGAAGAAGGATTTAACCCGAATGCTGTCATAACAGATCAAGTGATAGATGCGCTGGCTAATATACAGGATCATGAGCCCGGTTCCTTTCGGGAGCATACGGAGAAATTGACGGATATTCTGTTGGATGACTTTGAGTTGATGGAACCGGACAATTTGAAAAGAAATCTGGATTTGGTGCAATTCTTTCGGTTCTATGCAGGACTGATAGAGAAATTGCATCCACAAAGCAAGTAGTCCTGTCCTTTATCCCATATTGCATTTGTCCCATATTTGCTTGAAAAATAGCGAATATGGGACAAATTAATTTATATACCGCAGTCGAGGAGATGAAAGCGGTGAGCAAAGCTGAAGGAACATTCAGTATCAAATTCCGGAAATACAACCGTCAGAAACAGTCTGGCGGTGATCTGGTGTTTTTGAAAGCGGCCAGGCTTCGTTCCAAGGCTTCTGATGAAAAAATAGAGAATGCCAGTCATAAACTGTTTCTTGTCGATACGGAAACAGGCAACGCATTGAACTGCTGGCAGATTCTGGTAGTGGAATTTAACGGACAGAAAACAGTTTTGTAATATGGAGGTAAGACGTAGCGGAAATTTCGGCTTTGTGGACCCCGGCAATGGATCGCTTTATTCCTTTGACATATCAGGACGTGGTAAGGGATGGGAACCTTCCAGTATCATGCTGAACCATAACCGTAACACCTGTTTCACGAGGAAAATGAGTGTGGCCGGATATGATATCGTTCCGATGGGGGATAACAATGACATGCCCGGAGAGGTCATGCGCCTGCTTGACCGGTTCTATGCCGGCGAGGGTATTCTTGGCAAGATTGCCGGTCTGCAATGGGGGGACGGTCCCCGGTTCTATGAGGATGCAATTGATGATACGGACAACCGTTTCTACAAAAAATGGGTGCTTGCACCTGATATTGAGTCGGACATGTCTTCCTGGGATTATCGGATTTGTATGCACCGTTGTCTGGTTGATCTCACCCACATGCAGGGCTTCTTTATCAAGTTTGTCCGCAACCGTGCGCCCCGTATTGGCGGGCGGGGAAAGCTACTAAGGTTGGAGCATATCCCTTACCAGCGTGCCAGACTGTTGTACCCTCCCCCTGGGAAAAATGATCCGGAAGGCATTGTCGTGGGAGATTTCCCTTTCCCGGATCCTGAATATATGGAGAGGTATCCCATGTTTGATCCGGCAGATCCTTTCCGATATCCGGTGTCGGCCAGATATTACAACATCTATTCCTTCTGTAAGGATTTTGTTAGTACCCCGCGTTTTCTGGGAGCCTTTGACTGGCTGGAAATAGCCGGTACCCTGGCACCATTACTGCATAACTATAATCTGAATTCCAGCGCGCTCAGTCTGCATATAGAATCTCCACAAGGGTATTGGGACAAGGCGGAGGAACGTTTGAAATCCGTATGCCGCAAGCGTGGGGAAACCTATACGGCCAAGATGCTGGAGGATTACAAGGATGAATGCATGGAGAAATTTGCCGGAGGTATTACCGGGATGAAGAATGTGGGAAAATATATGCACACGACCCGGTTCTGGAGCGATGAAGCCAACGATTTTGAGGGATGGAAGGTGACTCCTATTGATAAGAAGGTGAAGGATTACATCGAGGCACAGATTAGAATCAGCAACAAGGCTGATGCTGCTGCCACCTCCGGGTTCGGAATTGATCCGGTGCTGGCGAACCTCATTTTGGAAAACAAACTGAGCAGTGGAAGCGAGAAACTGTATTCCATCAAGGTCTACAATGCGTCTGAAACGGCTATTCCGGACATGATACTCTGCAAGCCGGTGCAGGAGTATATCAACGCTAACTGGCCGGGAACAGATATACGTATCGGACTGTACAGGAATGTGGTGAGTCAGGAAGAGAACGTGTCGCCGGGAAACCGTATGAAAGAAAATATATAAGTTATGAAAATGATATTCGACAGAAACGGAGAAGGGCGCCAGGAGCTTGTTGCGGCGCTGGGAATGATTTCCGACAGCCTGGACTATTCCAAGTGGAAGCCGGTACTGCCTTTGGCCGCACGCCAGCTGACCTGTATTATCGGGGCGGACGTGCTTTCGGCGATAGTCGACCTTTATTGGGATGAAGACCTGGACCCAGAGAAAGAGGAACTTGTATTCATGGCGCAGCGTGCCGTGGCATATTTCGCATGGGTAAAGGTTGTTCCCACGTTGGATGCACAGCATGGCGGTAGCGGAAGGCAGAGGAAACTGGGAGAGAATGAGAAGGGGCTGACTGCCCTTCAGGAATATAAGGATGAAATGAACATACTCAATCTGGCGTATGAGTCGGTGGATGCTCTGGTAGGATTCTTGGAGGAGAAGCAGTTTGACTTCTGGGAAAAAAGCCTGGCTAAAAGACAGATGGACGGATTGCTCATCCGTACCAAGGACGAGTTTGACGAGTTCTATCATATCGGCAGCCACCGTCTATTTCTCATACTGGTTCCCATCCTGCGTGAAATACAGCGTACAGACATTCTGCCTGTTGTCGGAAAGGAGCGGTTTGATTGGCTTGTCAGAAGGGATCCGGACGTATGTGACACTCTTTTGGAGGAATGCCAGCGACCTCTGGCACTGTTGGCCATCAAGAAAGCGGTTGATCGCCTGCCTGTAGAGGTTATTCCGGAAGGTATCGTACAGGTGCAGCAGACCGGAACTGTAAAGGAAAAGTTACGGGCAGAGAAAGAGGCGCGAAAAAGTGTGGCGGACAGTCTTCAGGCCGATGCCGACCGGTATCTTCAGGAATTGCAGGATACGGTGGCGGCTTTGGACGCCGCGCCTGAGGAGGTTGATTTCTATGTTTCAGGCCCCACGCTTCAAAGCAAGGGGATAACCTTTTGATTTTTATGCGTGTAATATATTATCAGAACAGACAAGTGAGTGTGCCGGAAACGCTTGAGGAACTGACACCTGCCCAGTATTACCGTTATCTGGAGATCGCCACCATGGCTAACCAGCATATATTGTCGGAACCCGGGATACGTTTGAAAATTCTGTCTCTTTTTCTGGCACTCCCAGTTGATATGGGGCATCTTCCTCCATCCACATGGAAGGAAACGCTGGCACTGTTGTCCCTGACGGATCCGTTCGTTATTCGTGAGGGAAAATCTTTCCGGCTGGACCTGAGTACCGGAATCAACCTCCTTCCGGAATGGAACGGCTTTCACGGACCGGAAGACATGCTCAACGGGGTATCGTTTGACACCTTCTGCAAGTGCATGGCACTGGTAAGACGGATGGGTGATGAGGGTGGCGGCGACAGGGACATGATATTACGGGAGTTCGGAAAAGCTCTTTATACGGGAAGGGAAGGTGCGGAACCGCCAATTCTGCTCTGCCTTCATGCTTATCTGTTTTTTATGAATGTGTTCGCCATCATCCGGGAGGAGCCTTTGGAAATTGACGGTGAAACGGTTAACTTGCGGATTCTTTTCCGAAAAGATGAGAAGCCGGAAGCGGATGACCATACCGGCTGGACGGGCATTGGAATGGATATCGCTGAGAACGGGGCATTCGGGAACTATGCAGAGGTGAGGGCGACACCGTTCTGGGATATCCTTATTTTCCTTTACAGAAAGAAGTTTGAGAAATTACATTCCAAAAGATAGAGCCTATGATCAGTTTGAAAACCTATCGTGAGTATTATGAGAATGTCATGCGGCGTGTACCAGGCATACATTCCGTCAGAGTAGTGAATGTGGACCAGGACATGAGCGACTGTCTGAAAAGTATCAGTTCTGACGAGCTTCCGGTTCTGTTCGTGGTCGTACCGTCCGCACAGGAGACAGGTACGGATCCGGACAATGTGGAGGAGGATAACTTGTGCCTTATATTTCTGATGGACCGTATGGATATGCAGCGCCGTGGTCCGGTTCGGGTGCTGGAAGATACACAGCCCCTTGTCGAGAGCATCAAGAATGTGATGCGTGGTGACAGGAACAGGGGGTGCTGTCTTATGCGTAATCTTGACCGGATGACCACTACCCCGGAAACAGGATTCTATACGGATTACAGCGGTTGGAGTGTGTCGTTTAAACTTGGTACGGAATGAGTGACGGATGGAACCCTGTGAGGGAGGAGTTCTTCAAAAGAACCCTGTCCCGTGACTTCAAGACCATTTATCAACGGCAGTTGGATATTGCGGAAAGAGGTATTTACCGGGAAGGAAGACAACTTAAGGTGAGATTCCGCCCGGATAAAATTGTGCCCGGCCGTACAGGTCATCTGCGTGACCGTCTTGCGGCGGCCGAGTTCCAGATAACGGGGGTGGATCCGATAATGCTGGAAACGGGCTACCCTCTTTATATACGTTTTCTTGACATGCGGGAGAAACGCGATCTCCGTATCTATAACCGTCAGATATGGGGGATAGTGTACAACAACGCATTGCCTGATCTGAGAGCGGGCATGTCCGATTCACTCCGCAAGGAGATCCGCAACCGGCTGGAGAAGTTGTTTCCCTGGCCGGACGGGAATGACAGTGCGCATCGTCCCGGATACCGTCCTCATTGATATTTTGCCCCGTTGTCCATGGACATGCGGGGCTTCTCATGTTTCTCCCGTCCTTTGCCCCTTCCTTGCCGGTTACTAGTTTTGCTGAAAAGTAACCGTATGAACAAGAAACTGAAAGATGATTATATAAAGTTCACCCTCTCCCTGAATACCAGTGAGGCCCGTGAGGAACTGAACCGTCTAAACGCGTCCTCCCGTGAGCTGCAACGGACGAATGATGGTTTGCGCAATTCGATGACAGAACTGGTAGCCTCCGGCAAGAAAGGCAGCGATGAGTACAAACGTCTGGAGGCAGAGCTGAATTCCAATTCCAAAGCCATATCCGATAATAATACGAAAGTGAAGATCCTTCGCTCCTCCATGAAGAGCACCGAGAAAACTTATGCGGAACTGGCCAAAGAGGCCCGCGGGCTTCAAAAACAGCTGGACAATACTGTCAAGTCCCTTCATCCGGAAGAATATGCCCGTTTGGAAAAGCAGCTGGAGGAAACACGAGAGGCGATGGCCCGTCTGCGTGGCGGAACCAATGAAACTTCCGGGTCATTCCTGAAACTGGGGAATATGAAAGCTATGGTGGTGGGATTTTTTGCGTCCGCCGGAGCGGCTGCCCTTGATTTTTTCAAAAACGGCATGTCCAAAGCAAAGGAATTTGTCAGGGAAAGTGTGGAGGTGGCCATTCAGGCTGACGGAGTTCTTCATGCATTTGAGAAGTTGGACCGCCCTGATCTTCTTGCAAACCTTCGTACTGCCACTAAGGAAACCTTGTCGGATCTTGAGCTGATGAAAGCAACGGTCAAGGCAAAGGATTTCCGGATCCCGGTTGATGATATGGGAAAATATCTGGCATTCGCCCAGTTGAAGGCGCAGCAGACCGGCCAAAGTGTGGAATATATGACAGACTCTATTGTGACCGGTCTGGGGCGCAAGTCGCTTCTTATACTGGACAACCTGGGACTTTCCGCCGCAGAAATCAATGAGGAGGTTGCCAAAACTGGTGATTTCATGAAAGGGGTGTCCAATATCATAGACCGCCAGCTAACACAATCCGGATTGTATGTATCCGCATCTGACAAGGCTGCTCAGGCTGATGCAAGGTTGGAAAATGCCAAATTGAAACTAGGAAGACGGTTGTCCTGGCTTGGATATTTATGGATCAGCTTGAAAAACAGAATGGCTGAAACTGTCAATACAACAGTATCCACCGCCAATGAAAAGTTTTATGAACAGAAGGAACGGGTTATAAACCTTTATTCCGAGTATATGCCGTTGCTGGACCGGTATGATGAGCTGAAGACCAAGACCAGACTATCCTCGGATGAGCAGGCCGAACTTAATTCCATCATCACCAAAATCACGGACAATATTCCCGGAGTGATAACCAAAGTGGGGGAATATGGACAGGCACTGGATATTTCCAGCGGCAAAGCCAGGGAGTTCGTGCGGCAGCAGAAGGTACTGTTGGAATATATGAATCGGGAAGCCATCAAGGAAGAGGAGAATAATCTGGAGGAATACAGGAAGAAATACCAGAACGCGCTGAAGGCGCAGCAGGCCGGAGGGGTGTATGTGACTTCTTCCATGAGCAATACCGGATATTCCACCTCCTGGTTCGATAATACTCCGGGCACACTGGCACGTATTGATGATGATGTCAGGAAGTATGGCGACATGATCAAGGGTGCTGAGCTCCGAATCCGGGAACTGCGGGGTGAGAGTCTGGAGAAGTCCCTGGAGGACAACGAGAAGAGGATCAAGATGCGGGATGAGTTCATCAAGATGAACAAGAAACAGCTGGAAACATGGCTTGCAGACGAAAAAAATGCGGACAGCGAGTACAGGGACATGGCCCGCACCATTCTTTCCGGCAAGACGGATATCCAGGTGGATCCTCAGAAAGCCAATGCGGTTAATGCGCAGAGTGTGAAACTGGAGGACTTGCAGAAGAAACATTTGCAGGAGCGTCAGCGTCAGGAGGAGGAACTGGAATACCGGATAGCCCAAACCCGTATTGATGCTATGGAGGCCGGGGCTGAAAAGGAACTGGCACAGCGGGAACTTGACAACCGCAGGGAGATATCGCTTCTGCGGCGGCAGAAGGATGACTATATCCAGGCTGTAATCCGATTTGAGAAAGAAAAGTTCGAGGCCGAGGAGGAACTGAAGGCGAAAAAGAACAAGCGTTATGTGAAAAAATCCTTTGACTCGTACTCGGTGTCCGTGGATACGTCGGCATTTGACACGATCATCAGCAACACCACCAGACGTCAGAGGAAAGAGGGTTTGCGTGAGCAGGAAAGTGCATGGGACGAATATCTGATCAAATACGGCACCTTCCAAGGGAAAAAGGAGGCGTTGACGCGCAAATACAGGAATTTGATGGATAGTGAGTCTGATGCAGGCAGGATCGCATCCCTGCAAAAGGAGTTTGAGGAAGCTCTGTCGGCCCTGGATGTTGAGAAGTTGAAGCAGGAGATCAATTGGGAGTTGATATTCGGGGATTTAAGTAAGGTGTCTAAAAAAGAGCTTGACAAAGTTAGGGCACAGTTGAAACTGTTCCGTGAATCCGATGAGTATAAGAATATGGCTGTAGAGCAAAAAAAGGTTGTTGACGAAGCTTTAGACGGGATACAATCCGCCATTATTGACAAAGGCGGACTGCTTGGTGATCTTCCAGACCAGTTGGACAATCTGAGAAAAGCTCAGGAGGAACTGACCAAGGCTCAGGATGAATATAATATGTCCTTGGAAAGTGGAACACATGCCGAGCAGGAGGTGGCGAAGAAAAAGCTTAATACAGCATCCCAGAATGTCACGAATGCGAAAACGAATGTGGACAAGTCATCAAAGAAGGCTATAGACAATATAACCGGAGTCACCAATGCCATTGCACAGCTCGGGGAAGCGGATGTAAGTCTTTCCTCATTCGGGGATAGTGTCGGGTCATTGGTTGACGTACTCTCGGAATCCGGATCGAAGATAGGCGGGATTATTGCTGCCATCCTGGCCATACTTGACCAAATCGGTGACCAGGGGCTTGACAAATTCGTGGGAAATATACTGGAAACTGTGAGCAATGCCGTAGGAGGAATTTTCGATACGGTGGGGTCCATTTTTGGGATCAAGGGGGCCGGTGGTATTTTCCATGGCGCTGATTATTCCGGTTATAATGAGATGGTGGCGCAGTATGATAATCTACTGGATATCTGGGACGAGCTGCTTGACAAAAAAAAGGCATATATAAATGAAAGTTACGGTGCAGAAGCATCCAAAGCCGGAGAGGAAGCTCTGAATATTGCAAAAAACGAGCTGGATGTACAAAAGAAACTTGCCGAGGCACGTCTGAGTGCCGGCAGCAGTATCGGAAGTCACAGCCAGGGCTACAGGATGTGGAAAGGCTCCTACAAATGGGAAGGACAGAACTGGCGTGATGTCGCCGGGGAGATATCCAGGGAGTACGGTGTGACGTTCAATGAGATGAAAGATATGATCAATATGTCCCCGGAAGTCTTGCAGTCCATCAGGGAGAATTATGCCGGCCTCTGGTCTGTTATGGACGGAGAGTTCAGGAACCATCTGGAAAATATCATCAAATATGGCGAAACGGAAAAGGAAATACTGGAGGCGGTGAAGGAACAGGTTACCGGTATATCCTTTGACAGTTTTGAGGATTCTTACTGGGAGATGATATCCGATCTGGAGAACGGGAATGAAGAACTGGCCGAGAATCTGGAGGAACAGCTCCGCAAATCCATTATCAGAGCCATGATGGCCGACAAGTACAAGGAACAGGTCAGAAAACTATATGAAACCTGGGCAGAATATGGTGAGGATGGTTATACGAAAGATGAGGTTGATGCATTGCGTGAGATGCAGGAACAGTTGTCTGAAGCAGTGCTGGCCGAGAGAGACAGTCTGGCGGATATCTTCGGATGGGACGCATCCGGAAACTCTTATTCCCAATCCTCTTCCAAAGGATATTCCACCACCATGAGCCAGGAAACAGGTGAGGAGATCAGCGGACGGCTGACAGCCATGTATGAGTCTAATGTACGTTTGGAAACCAAAGGAACGGAAATGAATGCGAATATGCTTATTATTTCCACGGCAGCATTGAATATGGCAAAGGAACTTGCTGCTCATTCGGTGTGTGTCACGGAAATGCGCGATGTATTGCATGAATGCAACGATCATTTGGAGAAAATTGAAAAATATACCGGCATATTGAGCGGCATGGACGACACTCTTGCCGAGATAGAAAAAAACACAAAAGGAATGTGATTATGGAGAGGAATGCTTTTATTAATGGCAGGAATATCTGGAGTACATGGGGTGCGGAATTGATGGACGGAGCTTTGGAGGCTATACTGACACCCCCTCCTGTGAAGGACTATATCGAAAATGACAGCAGGTTGGAACATGGCATACAGATTACTTCATCGCCTGAGATCTGCAAGATGGATTCTAGGGAGCTCACCCTGCCTTTTTTTATTACGGGAAACTCGCAAAGTGACTATCTGGATAAATATTCGTCCTTTGTATCCGAACTGGTAAAGGGTAAAATTGCACTGAAAATCCCGGCACTGGGAAAGATTTACAATCTGTACTATCTGTCTTGCGGCAAGTATGGAAGTTACGGAAAATGCCGGGGTAAGTTTATGGTCAAACTCAAAGAACCCAATCCGGGCGACAGGAAAGATATTGTATGAAAATTGAGATCAGAAATTCAGCTGGTACACCATGTTATCAGGATGTTGTCAGAAAAGGCAGCAAACGTAAGTTCACTCTGATGAAGGAGGACTTTATACTTTTGAAGTTCTCCCTGAAATCTCCTGTCTTTTTCAAACTGGGCGACTGGACGGAGGACACACGTTTCGGACGGTTCGAACTATGCGATCTGTACAAACCCAAGTACAACCGTAAAACCGGGGCATACGACTATGAGCTTCAGCTTGACGCCTACTACTGGAAATGGAAAAACAAAATCTTCAAATATACCCCGGAGACGGCCGGACAGGAAGCGTCCTGGAACCTGACCGCCCCGCTTGACGTACAAGCCGGTATAGTCCTTAGAAATTTGAAAGCTCTTGGTTACACATACAAAGGACAGGATTTTGTTTTCTCCATTGATTCCACAGTCGAAAACAAGTCCCAGTTGATGAGTTACGATAACATCAACATCCTTGACGCTTGTTTTAAGATGGCGAAAAAATGGGATTGCGAATGTTGGGTGACTGAAAACATCATCCATTTCGGACGTTGTGAGTCTGGCGATGCGGTGGATTTCGAAATCGGGAAAAACGTGCAGGAAATGTCACAGTCAGAATCCCGGTCCACTTATGCCACCCGTATCTACGCTTTTGGTTCAACAAAGAATATCCCATCTGACTACCGTCCGGTTGACGAGACCGTGGTTGTGAACGGCGTGGTGCAGCGCAGGCTGATGCTTCCCGAAGGCACTCCTTACATTGACGCTTATCCTGATATGACTACCGAGGAAGCCGTCGAGCAGGTGGTTATCTTCGATGAAGTCTATCCCCGAAGAACGGGCATCATGTCGGATGTCACCACTATCGAAGTGACGGACAAGGTGGAGAATGAGGACGGTACAACCACCGAGGAAAAATGGAATGCCTACCGCTTTAGGGACACGGGTGTTAACTTTTCCGAGAAATATATCCTCCCCGGTCAGGAGCTGAGGATACGTTTCGCGTCCGGGCTTCTCAACGGTTTGGAGTTTGCCGTGAAGTTCAATCCTGAGGGAAAGCCGGAGATATTGGCGGATGGCGGATGGAACCCTGAGGCACAGCTTTGGGAGATAGTCAGGAATGAGGACTATGGCAGACCGCTTCCCGGTGATGTGCTCTTTCCCCAGGATGGAGATGAATATGTGCTTTCCGGCTGGGACAGTACGAAAATAACCGAGCTGGGGCTTGTGGGTGCCGCCGAGCAGGAGTTGAAGGAAAAGACTGAAAAGTACGCTGCCAAATCCAAGATAGATCCGAGTACCTATGGCTGCACGATGATGTCAAATGACGCATACCGTGAGGATGGCGTTCATAATTTCTATGGCATCGGTCAAAAGGTCAACCTTATCAACAAGGCTTATTTCGAGAACGGAAGACAGTCAAGGGTTATCGGATTTGAATTCAATCTTGACTATTCCTTTGACTCACCTGTTTATACTGTCGGGGAAACCACCGCCTATTCCCGTATCGGGGAGCTGGAGGAAAAGGTTGAGAGCCTTACCCTGAAGGGACAGACCTATACGGGCGGTGGTGGCAGCGGTGTGTATGTGATCGGAAGCCACGACTCCACCCCTGCGACAGACCATAACGTGTATTCCGCATTGCGCTCCTTAGTAATGTTCCTTCGTAAGGATCAAGCGGACGGAACAAATTTCTTATTGAAGTTCGGCAAGTTCATCGACTCCATGATTGCCGGTAAAGGTGCCGGTATCTATCCTGACGGGCGCGGTCAGTTCGAGCGTCTTGAGGTACGCGGCTCCGCAGTGTTCAAGGAAATCATCTATAACCGTCTGAACGCACAGGAAGGCGACACCTCATATTCCGAGAACGGAGTCATTGAGTCCGTGGCTTTAGAGAGCGACGGAACTTATACCCTGAAATTGCGCAAGCGCTGGGAGAATGACTTCACCGCATTCCAGGAGGGTGATATAGTGTACGGGATTGTAAACAACCTCTTTTCAACGGGGGAGTATTACGCCTCGTGGATGCGCGTGCTGTCCAAGAATGTCCCGGCCAACTCCATCTCTGTGTTGTCATACCCGGACAGTGAGGTGCCGGGCGGTAAAAACTATCCTCCCACAGAGTTGACGATCATTACCAGAAGAGGAAACGCCTTCAATGAGGACAGGCAAAGCTACTGGTATTTGTCCGCCACCACGGATAAATGTCTTGTCTGGCTGGAAGGAGTAACGAAGCCTGTCTTGGAACAGAACAACTATTACATGATATTGGGGCGTTTGCCCAATTTGGATTTGTTTGACAATCTCCCCGTCAACTATAAGCACTCGTACATATTCGCCCGTGCCGGCATCTTCGGTGAACTTTACCGTGTGGACTGGCAGGGACTGCCCGTACAGGAACTGGTGGACCGTGGCTTTTGGTCGGCCGAAGTCGCGTCCTCTGACAATCCTTACACCAATACGCAGGAGCGGGCGGACACGGTTTGGCACTACGGCTGCAAATGGAAGTGCCTGATGACGGGAACAGCCGACGAACCGCAATATGCGGCGGCCGGATGGGCGATGCTGGAAGGGAACCCGGAATTTACGATAGAGATCGGCAGCACAAAGGGGTGGTATTTTGATATCGAGACTTTTTCCACAACGCTATATATTACCGGCAAGCTGTACAACCGTGACGTGACAGATCATATACTTGACGCTGATGTGAGCTGGACGCGTGATACCGGGAATGTATCAGAAGATAACGCATGGGCGGTGAAGCGTGCCGGCGCCGGGAAAAATCTTCCTCTGACGATAGATGATCTCGGACCGAATTATACCAACATGCGGGTGTGTACGTTTAAAGCACAGGCGTTATTGCGTGACGGGCAGCAGTTTGAAGTGGCGGAGAATTTTGTAACATTTTAAAATGGTTTTATACAATGGCAACAAAGCAACGAAAAATAGAAATCAACTACCGGCTGTTACAAACCAGTTGTAACATCGAGGTGGTGGGCAGCGTGCCGGACATGCAGGTCTACCAGGCTGACAAAGCTGAATACACTCCGGACTATACGCTGACACCGCTGGTCCTGTTTCCGCGGTGCAACGCCACCGATCCGGAAGCGGTGACTAAAATCGGGGCGGTCAACTCCAGGCTGACCAACATGAAGTGGTACGAGCGCATCGGAACCACACGCACACTTATCACATCGACAAACACAGGCTACAGCATTACGGAGTCCGGTGACAGCAAGGGACAGATCACAATGAAAAAAAATGTCACCGTCCTAAAACCCGTCACGCTGGAGTTTTACGCGGAATATGCCGACACACGTACCGGACAGCTGTTTACTTTTCAGATGAGCTGTCTTGTCCGCGCGGTTGACGGTACGGATGCGATCCCCGTATTGACGATAGACAGCCCGTCCACGCTGGACTGGAACCCGGTGCGTGACATCACCGCACAGACCATCACGGCTAAACTGATGGTAGGCGACACGGACGTGACGGCTACGGGCAAATGCAAGTTCTTCTGGTACCGTCTGTTGTCTACGGGAGCGCTGGAGGCGATAACCACAGGAGCGGGTGACAACGACTGGGAGTTTGTATCACTGAACAAGAATGTATATAAGATTGACCGCAATTATATAGGTGATGACATCACGATTGTCTGCAAGGCCACCTATGCGGCTTCCGGGACTCCGGCATCAACCCCGGGCACATCGGACCCGGCAGTCTCTACGGTGATACGCCGCAGGATTCCGAAGATTGAAGCCGACTGGGAGGGCGTACCTACGGGTGTTCCGGATGGGACTTACGCCATCTTTCCCAGACCCGTCATTCGGGATACCATGGGGGTTATCCCGAATCCATCCGCCATGTTTAACTGCCACTGGTACGTCAAGAAGAGCGGAGATGCCGGATATGCCAAGGTTGCCGACGGATACTCTCCCAGGATACCTTTCAGCAACGGCATGATGTTAAAGCTGGAGGTGGAGGACAGAGGCCCTTACGTGGCGCTGACACAAGGCGGCAAGGTGCTCACACAGGGGGGCAAGGCGGTAGTAGTAAGAAAATTTGGATAACATTAAAAACAATAGAATTATGGCATTTTACATTAAAGTAACGAAGGAGGTTGCCGACCGGTTGCATCTGACCGATATCCGCAACAGGACAGCGGATGGCAATGTATTATTGTGGCAGGCGGACGTGGCACGTTTCCCCGGCGACACGGTATTTGACAGGGCCAAGGAAGCGGGCGGCGTCTGCCTGACCCCGCAGGCGGCGAAAGAAGAGATAGACGGTACGGACCATCCCGTCGAAGTATTCACACCTGCCTCTTGGGGGGAGGACAACACCGAAAGCTCCGAAGGCACGGATAGTACGGAAACGACCGGGGAAGGAGGAGCGTCATGAGTTTGGCCAGCGCGACCGGACAGGTCATATTTTCGCAAAAGGGCGGCGTATACATGCCTGCCATCCAGTGTAACCAGGGAGATCTGTATCAGGAGTATATGGGCGAAGCGTCCGCGCCGACGAACATCGCACCGGATTTCGCTTCGCTCAAGCCCGTCTTGTCCTTCATTCTCACCTCTTCGCGGGTGGCGGAAGGGCTGGTGGTTCCTTCCTCCATGAAATGGTATTTCAATGATGTCGAGATCAAGTTCTCGGGCAATGTCTCCACCAACACGTTTGGCGGTGAGACGGGACATTTCAAGTTTATCCCTTACCAGCCCGGTACGACGGATTACTACGGATTGCAGATCGTCAAGAATCTGGTCAAGGCGAGCGGAGCGGCCTCTTGTACCATCAAGGGTGAAGCCACCGTGACCGTTGGGAATACCAGCGACACCGTCCAGTTCGTCTATAGCATCCCCATTACCAAGGGGGTCGGAAACCAAAAGCATGTGACGATCATTGCCGGTGACAACAAGTATTTTACCCTTCGGGACAAAGGGCAGAGCTGCATTCTGAAAGCCGTAGCGCGCATGGGCAGTGACGAGATCACTACCGGACTGGCGTACAAGTGGTACAACCAGGTCAACGGTGCGTGGAGCGTGCTGAGCGGAAAGACCACACAGACATTGACCGTCACCAACGATATGGTTGACACGACAGGTGTGTTCAAGGCGGAGGTGTACCAGGGCGGCAAGCTCATCGGTCAGGACACGCAGTCCGTAATGGATGCGTCCGATCCGTTTGATTTGATCCTGAATCCCACGCCCGAGGACGAGACCATCCGGGAAAGTGGTGACACGGTGGTCTATAAGCCCATTCTGGTCAAGCGTGGAAGTACCACCAAGTACAAGGACATGACTTTCTATTTCGTGTTCATGGACAGTGCAGGAGTAGTCCTTAACCCGTCTACTTCCGGTACAGCAGCCACTTCCGGCACGTGTACTTGGGACATGTGCCAGCAGGCAGGAGGCAACGTGGCATGGACCATCACAACCAAGGAATAAGGAGGTGATATGCCGTTGGTGACTAGAACCGGACAGGTCAGTTTTGCTCCAAAAGGTGACAAGGGAGATAAGGGGGCGCGCATGCGTATGCGTGTATGGGAGGCGTCTGTGTCTTACCTGGAGGGCAAGCAAGGGCAGCAGTTTTACGACATTGTACTTTATGACAACCTGCTGTACCTGTGCATCCGTTCGCATACGTCGGTATCGACGGAAACCCCCAAACAGAATGTGGCTTCGGGAAAAATAAAATACTGGGAGGTAGCACAGAGCTGGACTTTTATCGCCACCAAGCTGTTGCTGACCGAGAAGATCAAGGCGTCCATGATTGATGCGGACGGTATCAGGGCGGTCAATGTGGATATCAGCGGAAAAATCACGGCGGATAGCGGACGTATCGGTCCGTTTTCCATAGATTCCGGTATGTTGTCCTCAAAAACTCTTTATGAGGGGACGGATTCCCATGTCGGTTTCAACCTATCCGCCGGACAGATAGAGTTTTATAACGAAAGGACATTTGCACGTGTAAAAATCGGAGGGAACACGAAATTTGTCACAATCGAAGGGATATCGTATGATGCCGGAATTGACATACAGAGTCCGAATGCCATGATCGGGATGCACATCAAGACCCTGAGCATTCCTCTGTTCGTGGAGGGGGGTAACATTTTCCTTCATCCGAACAATGACAGTTATGTGTCCATACGTGGGCTTACGCTGAATGCAAGGGCTGTAGCGGTCAGTACAAAGCTGAATTCTAATGATGATATAATATCATTTACCAACACGTCCGATATAACAGTCACGATGCCTGATGCGTATGTTGGGAAGGTGTTGTTCATAAAGAAATACAATACGGCAAGGGTGACACTTACGGGAGGTACTTTTATGAATGCGAATGATGGAGATACAAATACTTCTTTTGTTCCTTTACAGCACAGTCACATGCTTGTATATGATGCAAGAGGCAGATGGATAGATTATTATTGCGGATAACAGTATTTAATTAAGAATATTATGAAAGTTGATTTTACAAAATTTCCCCTGTTCACGGGGATAGACAGACAGGATATGGTGATAGCGGATATCCGTAAGGATATTGCTGACGGCATTTACAGGAACGTGCCCGGTCTTCCGGCGCACGTGCTTGCGGAGAAGATCTATCGGAACGAGCTTGTGGAGCTTGCCGATGACGAGATTCATATACTTGACCTCTACAGTTCCGCTTCGGTGGGGCAGCTCGCCGACTCATGGCAGGATTATAAGAAAAACAATTTGGAAACTGGTAAATAAAAAATATTATGGAAAAGATGGAATTAAGTGAGGCGTTGAAAGCCAATGCCTCAGTACTGGAAGTACCTCCGAATAAATCTGTGTGGTCTTTACGGAAGTATGTCCGAGCAGCTTCTGGACTGTTGTAATCGCAACTCCCTGATGAACCAGCAGGGTGGCACAGGTATGACGGCTCACATGGTAGGTTATCCGCTTTTTGATACCACATAACTCGGCCAGCTTTCGAAGCTGCTTATTCACTTCCGAGTTACAAGGCAAAGCGGCAAAACTTCCGATATCCGGATAGCGGTCAAGAATGCCCAATGCCCTGCTTTCAAACAGCAGATGCAACGGCAGACGGATTTCCACCCCTGTCTTAACGGACGTGAAGTGTAACCAACGCTTACCGTTTACCTTGATAAAGTTGGCCGGAGATAGCTGGCAGAAGTCAGAATAGCGCAATCCAGTATAACAACAGAACAGGAAGGCATCGAGCACATGACGCATGGACTCCTCTTCCACCTTGACCGTTTCCAGCTTCTTCAGCTCGTCCGGGGTAAGAAACTCATGTCTGCCTTTCTCCTGTTTGATTTTGTACTTTCTGAACGGATAAGCATCTGCGTGCATATATCCCTGGTTGATTGCTTCATTGACCAAGGTACGGAGCTGTCTCATGTGCTTGGCTATCGTATTGACCGCATTGCCCTTTTCTCTTAAGTATTGCTCAAAATCACGAAGGAATGTATAGGTAAGATCCTTGAAGTCCAATCCGGAACGGAAATCATGCAGGACCGCCAGTGTCGAGTGCAGGTTGTCCTTGGTGGACTGCTTCTTGTCCGAATTGTCAATGGCTGATTTGGCAAAAGTGGAGAAGCTGACATTCACCGTACTTTTCTTCTTGACAGCATCCTTCAGTAGTGAGAGTGTGGCAGGTATTCCGCGCTTCCAATACCCCAACTCTATGCCTTGCAGATACAGGATGTATTCATAGAGCATTGTGTTGAGTTCGTTAGACTGGGGATGGTTAATGACTTGTGCCCCCTCACGGCTCCAGCACTCCGGTTTGAGGTACACGTTTGTCTTCAAGTAGATTTTCCTTTGGTTCAAATAGGCTTCAACCTGTACAAGAGCCGTGCCCTGCCTGTTAAGTGTGTTCTGGCGGTTATATACAAGACGGTATCTGATTTTATCCATTTTTCCGCAAAGATGCATCCTCTGTTCCAAGCTGCAAAATTTAGCCAATAAAAAATACACCCCCACTTTCGCAAGTAAAGATGTATAATATCTATAAAAAAATGGTCTGTGAAAAAAACATTTGTAAAAAAGATGCCATTATTCATCACGAACGATAGCATCTAGACATTTTTATCAGCAAACTCTTTTAGTGATTTAGAATAATGTTTAATTCAATATAGATGCTACAAAGTTATATATAAATTTTGTTTTGCCCAAATTATTATGTAGTTGACGTACGGTATCAAAAAGGCAGGATTCGCCAATCCTGCCCAATTCCATACACAAATCTTTTTATTAATTAAAATACCTCACGGTATTCAAAAATTAATAAATGAAAAAACATTATTAATTGTCATAGCAAAGCTATAACAAATATTTAAAAAAGAATCATTATATGAAAAAAAGAACAGAATAAACGATATATAGACCAACAAACATTTAAAATAATATTGTAATACAAAAGTCATTGATACAAATCCTTCTGGAAGGACTTCTTCCACTTGCAACAAATGAAACAAAAGGATTAGCATCCATGAATATGTGTATAGCATACGTTGGCGAAGGGCCTGTTATTTGCATTAAGCCTACGAAATTAAAACAATATTATTATACTCTACTAACGGTGACAGTATACGAAAATGGATATTTTAAAAAAATCGACTTAGCAGTATATTACCCGGTAAAGAAAGGAGGGCATAAATGCTCTATGTCTGGAAACGGCAACATGTTTGTTAAAGAGGATTCTGATTACAATTTATACATACATAACAAAACTTTAAATAACATAAATTATTGCGTATCAATTATAGGAGCTAGCAAATATATAAATATTCCTTCAATTACGGTAGAAGCACATCCTGCAAGCGTTTTGAATGGTTTAACTTTGACTGATGTAGCAACTATGTAACAAATTATAACATTGTGATCATAAATTTATGCTCTGGAAGAACTGATTGGTGTTGCTACGAGTGAAAAAGATGGATTGATGCCATCAATTCAAAGAATGACCACTTCATATCAAAAAGACCAGCAGAAGTATTGTAAAATTGCCGAATTTAGAAATCGTTTAACAGGAATATCAATGCTTATTTCAGTATTTAAGAACCATGAAAATTCATCTCCGTCTGTTGTTTTATTAACAGGATATAGCGATGATCTATCCGTTAATTCGATAAAAAGAGGAATCTATTTAACTAATGTTTATTATCAAAAAAAAGAGAACAAAACCATTGTTTATGTAAAATCATCAGCATACGTGTATATCAGTACATTGTGCATTGGCATGAATGGGTCGCTCAAACTAAGCCATGAAAACAATCTAGATTTACCATCCGACGCAATCGAAATTCCTATATCTTGACAAGAATTTAGCAATATTTGAGAGCTGGAAGGACTGTTAGGAGTTAGCAGTAGTACTATATTTAAAGGAAAAGGGTATATCCAATTAAAAACTGAAGACGATATTGATAAAGTGTATGAGCCTGGAGTATATGCAATAAAAGGCACTTCATACAATGATCAAACGCTTCTTGTCTTCAGTCATAATCTGGGACAGTCAACAGTACAATTTAGAACTAATAACTATGGTGGTTTTTTAGTGTTTAGAATAAAATGGTGGAATGGTGGTTGGGGAACCTGGAAGACGGTTTCTTTGACATAAAATTTATCTGTTTGCACTTCTGGAAGAACTGATGCCGATTGCTAATTTAGGAAGTAAAGGGCTCTTGAGAAAAGGCGTTCTTTCTCCTATATTGGTTTGCAATAAAGACTCCGTTCAAGAAGTATGTGTCGTTCGCCTAGCGAGTTCATCTAACGCCTATATCGGTATGATATTGTATGTATATTGGGGTGGTTCTACAGGTCTGTTCTTTATTAATAGTAAGACTGGTAACTCCTATATCATAAGGAAAGTCAACGGTAGTATGATTTCTGAAATAGAGTTCAAACGAAAAAATGATCATCTCTTCGTTCGGAGCAAGACAAACACAGCTTCATTTCGTGTAAGTGCTTTGTTTTTGGATACTACTGGGGTTGACCTGTCTTTATCCATGAATATAGTTGATGAGAATCTGGATGATGCTGAAGATATAGAAATACTATAATTCTTTGGTAACATGAGGAGCGGACGGGTGTGGACCGGCACCCATCCGTTTTATCTCATTAAAATATGACTTATTTTTAATACTATGTTGTTTGTATTTGTTTCCAATCAGTCCAAGTTCCATTATTACATATTCGAATAAAAAATCTGCTCTGAAAATCTACAAAAGTTTGCTTGATGGTGACCTCATTAATAGCAATCGTTTCCAAGAATCCATAATTACTTGATGTATTGGGTTTATTATCCAATGATTGGGTTTTATCGACAAACATATATCCAGTATTATTAGCTTCATTAAAATCAGTAATTTCACCAAATCTCCTTTTGTACCACGTATCATTTATCCCTAACAGTCCTTCCAGAAGGATTTTACTAATCTTCTTAAGGCAATAAATTTTGATAAGCAATTAAAAAAGGAACCCTGCTTCCTTCAACTCCTTCAATTTTGGAAGTCATAATAGTAGTATAGTCATTTTCAAAAGTGAAAGTAAATAATGTTCCATCAATATATTCTTTATACCCTCCAATATATTCTATATTTTTAGTTGCTGGAGATATTACAGCTATTGATGGATATAAATTATAATATTGACTACATATCACCAATATGCCATTTGCTTTTATTCTTTTTGATTCACCTTTATGTAACGAAAATGATTCACTAGTAAAACCATTGATAATCTTATTTATCTCTAACAGTCCTTCCAGCACCATTGTGCGTGACTTGAAAAATGTTCAAAGGAAAAGGAAAAAAGTAAAGATGTTTCCCGATAAAGGCTTGAGAACATCTGATTTTATAGACAACCGGTAGATTTCATGAATCCTATTTGTTTTCTATTAATATTGTGACTCTTTAAATTCTTCGGATAATCGAAATATTGCTCCTGATTATTTTTTTCAATATGGATTGAATATGGAATAGTTTTCACTATCTTTGCAGTGTAACCAGGAGCTTGATGGCAATAAATATTGTCATCGGGCTCTTTTTTTATTGTCATATCGTGGCAATGGATTTAAGTAATTCTGCAACAATGACGTAAGTAAATAGACATATCTTTGAAGTAGTATTATAATCAGATAAACAATAGACAGAATGGAATTAAACGACTGGTTGGCTATAATCGGGGCTTTCGGAGGATTGGAGGCTGTCCGTTGGGGTGTCACGTTCTGGGTGAACCGCAAGACGAACGCACGGAAAGAGGATGCGTCCGCCGATTCAATGGAGGATGAGAACGAGCGCAAGCAGGTTGACTGGCTGGAAGAACGTATCGCCCAGCGTGACGCCAAGATTGATGCGTTATACGTTGAGCTTCGTAATGAACAGTCTGATAAGCTGGCATGGATTCATAAGTGCCACGAGCTGGAACTGCAATTGAAAGATGCCGAACATAACCGTTGTGACAGGCCCGACAGCGAATGCGGCCGTCGTATTCCACCACGCAGGGCTACATTAATTAAAGATAAGGAGGAAAAGAAATGAAGTTTTTTACGATTGCGGAACTCTGCAAGTCAACAACTGCTGACCGCTTGGGTATCAATAACAGATGCAGACAGGAGCATGTGACTGCTCTGACTGCCTTGGTGGATAATGTGCTTGATCCGTTACGCACATGGTGGGGAAAGCCAATAACAGTAAACAGTGGCTATCGCTGTCTGGAACTTAATGCAGCTGTCAAGGGAAGCAAGACCTCGCAGCACATGAAGGGGGAAGCTGCTGATATTGACACTGGGGACAGACAGCAAAACAAGCTGTTATTTGAATATATCCGCAAGAACCTGCCCTATGATCAATTGATTGACGAGTCTAACTTCGCTTGGGTGCACGTCAGTTATCGGGCTGACGGGGATAACAGGATGCAAGTTCTTAAGTTGTAGACTATGTTGGTTAGAGTTATGAACTGGGTAAGCCGGCATATATTGCTGGCTCCTTTCATGTGTTTGTTCCTGTTGTTCGGATCATGTGGCAGCTCGCATAAGGCTGTCAAGTCCGATGTAGAAGTAATCAGCAAAGATAGCGCCAATGAATCAGTCAACATCATACATGGGTCTGCTACTTCTTTAAGAGAGCTGATAACCACTAATGGCAACTATGTAATTGATTTCTGTATCTATGATACCCGAAAACCGCCCGATAGCCTGACCGGGAAACCTCCGTTATTGGCAGACGGTCATGTGGAAGGTGATTTCAGCAAGAATAAAAGGAAGGAAACTGCAATCAAAGACAGTACGGAAGTGAAAGCTGACAAGGAAACCACTTCCACCAAACATGAAGAAACCAAGACTGAAGGGGTAAAGGATAAAAAAGAATCCACTTTGCTTAAACAAATCGGTTTTGCCTGTGTTTGTGTAACCGTTTTGATTGTCGTTATGCTGATAGTAAAGCATTGGCGCAATAGACAATCTTCATCATAAGACTTTAAATTTATAAATTGGACTGCCCCAGCTCGTGATGAGTCGGGGCTATTTTTGTTATCTTTGCCGGAACTAACATTAACTTATGTATTATGGCTGAAAAAAAAGAATCTTATTCCGAGGAGGAATTGAATGAAATGATCGTATGGTTCAATAACCATGCTGATGAACTTCCCAAAGAAATGCAGATTAACAAATCCGCTTTCACACCGGATTTGAAACTTACTGTTGAATCCTGTATCATGCAAGCCAAGCAATGTCTGGGCAACTATAAGATGGCCGGAGCTTTTAGATTACTTCAACAAATCAAAGCGAAGATTGAGGATAATAAATAAAATCTCATATTTTACTTTTTTTAGAATATCAAGCGGCCCAGCGACGGGTAACCGCTTGATATCTGCTTACTAAAAATCTCCTTGATAATTTTTTATAAGATCATTGGCTTCCTGTATATCATGAGGCGTGTAAATATCTGTCATCAATATACTGCTGTGACGAGCTTGGTCACGTACGCTTAACACATCATAATGTCGTAACATATTCGTTATACCTGTATCTTTTAAGGAATAAAACTTATATTGGGCGGAAAGCTTTAAATCTTTTCTGAGATGATGTGCCCACCAGTCCCGGAACATTTTTTCAGATCTTTTTGTTTTACCGGGACGAAACCCGTCAGAGAATAAATAATAATCACCGGGATTGTTGAAAATGTGCAGGTCCAACATGAGATGTATGACTTTTGATGGTAATGTAATAGTGCCATCTTTGCGATTTTTTGATATATTGTCTGATACGAATATTGTTTGCTTTTTCAAACTTATATCGTTTAATCTCAATCCTACCATTTCCGCCGGTCGGATAAAACAATAGTATAGAATATAGCTTGCCAGCAACATATAGGGGTTATGGTTCTTTAAGTAGTCGCTCACTTTTGCAAGTGTTTCCGGTGGCAGGATGTTGCGTAGCTTTTTTTTCCCTTTTCTTCCCAGACTACTGATCCCGGCTGTTGGATTCTGTGTTAAATAGTTATGGTTCAGACAGAAGGTGGAAAAAGACTTCAAAAAGCCGAGATAGTTATCGCGCGTAAATGCAGTGTTATCCCTAGTTATATACACTTCGTCAAGCAGCATAACACAAAAATCCTTATCAAATTGGTAAATGTAGGTGATAGGGACCTTTTTCTCTTCATTGAAGATTTCCATATTACGAAGGTAGGAGCTATAAGATTTGATCGTTTCTTGTCGGTATCTCCCGTCCCTTTGCATTTTGGCGAGAAAAGTGCGGTATTTGTCTATTACATCTTTGAACAGTAGAAAGGCGTTGCCGCATTCTTGCTCAATCCAAGGATTCCATCCTGTTGCGAGTTTTTCTGATAGTCTGTTGATGCATCCTTTGGCGTATGCCCTTCTTTCCTTAACGGATTTGATGAAGTTCAGTTTGATCTTTTTCCGTTTCATCACTCCGTCAACAGGATTGAATGCGTAAAAGTCAATGTACCAATCTTTACCCGTATGTAATATAGGTGGTGTGTAACTCTTAATTTCTTGGATTTTGGACATTTTTTTTTATTTGTTTTTGCTAACAGCAGAAACAAATGGTTAATAATTCCCGTCCCGATTTCGTCCCGGCGGATTTGCTTAAAATGAGATAAGCCACTGACTTTCAGTGGCTTATCCTTTACAGTGTCGGAATGAGGCGACTCGAACGCCCGACCCCTACGTCCCGAACGTAGTGCGCTACCAACTGCGCTACATTCCGTTTCTGTTTTGCGAGTGCAAAGGTAAGGCATTTTTTTGAAATCAAAAAGAATTTCACAGAAAATTTGTAGAAAATTTGTAGAATCAAAAAATATGTCTACCTTTGCAACCACAAACGAGAAGCTAAGGTTTTTTATTGAATGTGCTGAGAAGTAAGTTCCTATGTGCTTAACCACTGACTTGGTGCCATAGCTCAGTTGGTAGAGCAAAGGACTGAAAATCCTTGTGTCCCCGGTTCGATTCCTGGTGGCACCACCAAAGAAAGTACATAACTTTACTTAAAAGCGCATTAGGCAGGTAATTACATATGTAATTACCTGCTTTCTTTTATATCTTTCCTATCAGTATTTTTAGATATTTGTCAGTTTGGCTTATATTTAAAGTTCAACTAATTCCCGGATTATGATGGCCGCTATCCTGCCTGCCGAAAAATTCCGGGATAGTATATGGTGGGGTAAGAGTTTTTCGTTATCTTTGCTCTCTACATGATAAAACTGATTTTATTTTCCTGTTAACCATTAGGATCATAAGATATACCTTCTTGATGATTTCTTTAAGTAAAAAATGAGAATTAATGAATATGAGAAATTTGTTTTTGACTTTAGCTTTTGGTCTATGTTCCGGCATATTCGCCCAAAATACGACAGTTTTTGAATCTCCTATTATGGGGTGGAGCTCATGGAATACCTATCGGGTTCATATCAATGACACCTTAATAATAAGACAAGCGGATGCTATGGTGCAGAAAGGGTTGAAAGAAGTGGGCTATTCCTATGTGAATGTAGATGACGGTTTTTTTGGATGGCGGGATGAAAGAGGAGTGATGCAAACACATCCCGAACGTTTTCCGAACGGATTGAAGGGGGTGGCTGATCATATTCATTCTTTAGGATTAAAAGCCGGCATTTATTCGGATGCGGGAAGCAATACTTGTGGTTCTATCTGGGATAAAGATATGAACGGAATAGGTTCCGGTTTGTATGGACATGAATTTCAGGATGCCACGTTGTATTTTAAAGAGTGGGGATTTGATTTTATCAAAATTGATTATTGCGGAGCCGGTCAGGAATTGAATTTGGAAGAGGAAAAGCGATATACAGAGATTCGTCAGGCTATAGATAATCTGGGTTGCGGACATGTTTCTATTAATATCTGTCGATGGGCTTTCCCGGGTACTTGGGCTAGAAACATTGCTCGTTCATGGCGAATCAGTGCGGATATCCGTCCGGAGTGGGGATCAGTAAAGTATATTATCAATAAAAATCTTTATCTGTCTGCCTATGCGGGAGAAGGTCATTATAATGATATGGATATGTTGGAAATAGGCCGGGGGCTAAAGCCTGAAGAGGAAGAGGTGCATTTTGGAATGTGGTGCATCATGAGTTCACCTTTGTTGATAGGATGTGATCTGACAACCATTCCGGAGGCGTCATTAAAACTGTTGAAAAATAAAGAACTGATAGCTTTGAACCAAGACCCTTTAGGATTACAGGCATACGTAGTTCAGCATGAAAATGAAGGGTATGTGTTGGTGAAAGATATAGAACGGAAGCGTGGTAATGTACGTGCGGTTGCTTTATACAATCCTTCGGACACGATTTGTAACTTTACAGTTCCGATGAATATTTTGGAATTAGGAGGAAAAGTTAAGGTACGAGACCTGATGAAACAGCAGGATTTACCGGAGATAAAAGGGGGTGTTCTGAATCGGGAATTGCCTCCCCATAGTGTGCTGATTTTACGTATGGAGTCCGAAAAGAGGTTGGAACCGACTGTTTATGAAGCGGAATGGGCTTATCTGCCTTGTTTCAATGATTTGGGAAAGACTCCGAAAAGCATCGTATATGTTCCGTTACATGAAGCATCCGGAGGCATGAAGGTAAGCTATCTGGGAGGGCGAAAAGAGAATTTTGCAGAATGGAAAGAGGTGTACAGTGAGCAAGGCGGTAAATACGAAATGACTATCCGCTATGTGCCTAAAGCAGACCGTAAGCTGGAAGTCTGTGTGAATAATGAAAAAAGGATTCTTCTTGATTCGCTGTCGGCGGATGAAACTCAAAAAATAGCTTCGATTACTGTTCCGGTGCATTTGAAAGCAGGGTATAATAAGGTACGTATGGGAAGTTCATTTTGCTGGGCTCCGGATATTGACTGTTTTACTTTGACAAAAGTAAGTGAGTAAGCTGAGAAGATCTATCCTCTTGAAGTACTACTTTGATAAAGAGTAAGAATATGAGTGTAACAGATGTCACCCGTGAGGAATTGTGGGCAAAGCAACATTTGTCTTGCAAAAACATAGATTATGCAGTATGGGAACGGGATAAATCCATGCTCCGGAAGTTATCTAGAATCAATGGCGGCTGTTCTTTCGTGGTGGATGTATATAAAGGATGTTATGCGTATGCTTCTACGGGTTTTGTCGATTGGTTGGGGTATGACAGGCACAAGATAGAAACATTGGAAAAACAGGGTGATTATCTGGAGTCGCGTATTCATCCGCATGATCGTTCCCTATTGGAAGACTTGCAAGTCAGGCTGGGGAAGTTCATTTATAACCAGCCTTTGGAACATCGGAATGACTATTGTAATGTATATAGTTTTCGTATACTCAATGCTCGTGGTAACTATGTGCGTGTAACAAGCAGGCATCAAGTTTTGGAACAGAGCCATGACGGAAAAGCATGGCTCATTATAGGGAATATGAGTATGGCCCCCGGTCAGAAAGAATCAGAACAGGTGGAATGTACTGTTCTGAATCTGAGAAATGGAGAAATGTTTTCACCCGGTGTGGTGATAATGAATCCGGTTGTCAGTCTTACCGGACGTGAAATGGAGATATTACGCCTCATCCAACGAGGATTCTTAAGCAAAGAAATTGCCGATAAATTATGTATCAGTATTCATACCGTCCATATTCACCGGCAAAATCTGTTGCGTAAGCTGGGAGTATACAACTCTTTGGAGGCGATACGCCTGGGACAGGAGTCGGGGCTGTTAAGCTGATTGCCCGATTTCATCGGGTTAAGGCATCCATTCCACTACTCCCGTAATAGGATGCTGCTTTCTCCATTCCTTAAATCCGCTATAATCCCGTACCCCATCTCGGAGGACTGCCTGATAATATTCCACTCCGATAATCTTCTCGGTTTCCGGTGTCTCATATTTTAACCTTAGAATAGTTTCCCGTATTTCATCGGTCATAATTTCCGAAATGCGTTGGGCTACCTTTTCAAAATAACCGTCATAACGTGAACCTTCCCGGATGTGAATCATATCCATCTGCCAAAGTTCGTTTTCTTCATTCTGATACCATGCATGCCATTCAATACAGGCTTCAGAGGTATGCAGTAGATTGGCACATTCTATTCTTTTGATAGACGGATTCTCTGCTAGTCTGGCCATTGCCAGAAAACTGTCCGCTAGGTTCAAGGGTGATGAATAAATATGGAAATCAATGTCCCTATGTTTCATCAGTAACCCTGTTCTGAGTGAACCTACCAGATTAATTTTTGCACCGGCATCTTCCCATATCTGGATGATGTTCGTGTTTTTGATAACTTGCCAGGCTTTTTCCTGATTCTGTTTGGCAATGTCGAAAATATTCATACGCTGTCTTTTATAGTTGGTTTGCAAAAGTAGAGAAAAGCTTTCAAACTGAAGATAGTTATAAATAACTATTTATTGCCGGAATGAATCGGGAGAAAGGGGGTAACAAGGAACTTAGTAATGTTTCCTTTTCAAGTAAATGACAGATTGTATTCCCAACATGATGACAAACAGATATTCGGTTGTCATATATACCGCTAAAGGTGCATGTACACAGTGGCTCAGCCAGTAAAGATAAAGAAGATATACCATAATGGTAACCACTTGGAAGATAAAGGCAATTTTTGTCTTTCCGGTTCCGGTGACGGCACTGATGTAGACATATCCGGGTACTGCGAATATATAATTGAACAGCATGACGATGAAAGGGGGGACAGTGTGTTGCACCAGTGTTTCGTTGTTGGTGTAAAATCCGATAATCCAATAATCACAAAACAATGCGACTCCTACCAGTGGAAAACCGATGGCATATCCCATTTTGATGATTTTGTGGCAGATAGGAAAAACACCTTTTTGTTGTCCGGCTCCTAAAAGATTGCTTACCAAGGAACCGTTGGTGGCTCCTAAAGAACTGACAATCACAAAAAAGAGGGTGGAAACGCTGCGGGTTATGTTGGAAACGGCCAGTTCCATCTTTCCTAAATGTTCGATGGCGATGAAGAACAGGAACCACGGCGCCATACTGATAAAAGAATGCAGCATGCTCCATACGGACAGGTAAAACAGTCTTTTCAATAGCTTTCCATCAAATATCGGTTGCAGTCCATACTTGTTTTTATCAATCTTTCTCCACATATGGATAAGGAGAATGATTAACGATCCCATTTCTGCTAGCGTTGAGGCTATTGCCGATCCTGCTATCCCAAATTTTAAGGTAAATATTAACAGGTAATTGAAAGGGATGTTGATAAGTACGGCTGCTATTGCGGCCCAAGATAAGGACCTGGTCTTTATTATTCCCACAAAGAAAGCCCGGAGTGCCAGAAAGGGAAATGAAAATAAAAGTCCGAAACTGCGCCAGTCCAGATAGTCCGTTACAGCCTGATAGATTTCCGGTGAGGTAATTAATTGTTTCAAGAGGAAGGGGGAAAGGCCCTGTATCAACAAACATAAAGAGAGTGCTAGTCCGGAAAGGAAAAATAGTCCTTGAAAGAAGGTACGTCCTGTTTCTGCATAGTTCTGTTCTCCATTCCTGCGGGCAATCATGACTTGTAGTCCTATGCTGAAACCGAAGCCTAGCATATAAGTTGCCAGATAATATATTCCTGCCAAGGCAGATGCGCCAAGTTCCACTTCACCGACATGGCCCAGAAAGACGGCATCGGTAATGTTGATTAATTGCTCCATTAAAACGCTCATCATTACAGGAAGGTTGATGAGCCATATTTGTTTATATGTATAATTCAT